CTCGGCCAGCGTGCGGGCGTACGGCTCGGCCAGCGTGCGGGCGTACGGCTCGGCCAGCGTGGTCAGCACGATCTACCACAACCCGTCTGCCACGGTAGCCCTAGAGCACATGGCCGCTCATATCGACCGGCGCAACCGCAAGTTGGTGCTGCGCGGGGCGCGCGGTGGGGATCACGAGGTGCCGCGCTGATGGTGGACTACCTCAATCCACCGCCCGAGATGCTCGACCGTCCCATCGAACCGTGGCATCCGCAGATTGGGAACAGAGTGCGCGTGGTGCTGAACGGTGAGTGCCGGATCCGCTCCCATCCAGAGTGCCACGAGTTTGCCCGGGGGCTGGTCGGCCACATGGCAGAGGAGCACGGGCGTATCGGGGTGGTGGTCGAGCCGGAGCCGATGCTGAGCGAAGACGTGGCGTGGTTCAGTGCTCAGGGGCATCCCTATCTCGTCTGGTACGACGAGTCTTTCGAGGTGGCCGAATACACCGTCATCTGCGACTTCTACGCCGCGATCGAGCTCGAGCCCCTCGACGACCTCCCCGCGCCGATCACCGTGCCCCAGGAGGTGCTCGATGCGCTTCCCTACTAGCGGCGTGCCCTTCTCAGAGCGGCTCGCCCTCACCCTGATCTGGGCGGTGTGTAGCATCGCGGCCATGGTGCTGACGGAGGTGCGACCGTGACCGATCAAGGCCCGCGCCTCACCTACCGCGAGATGGCTGACGGCCCCATCGGCACCGTGACCTTCATGGATGAATCCGGGATGGCGGCCATTGTGTGGGATGCCGCGCTGGCGGAGGCGATTCGGGCGCTGCCGGAGATCACGGCCATGCTCTGGCACGTCGAAAACAACCTCCGCACGTACCAGGACGACATCCGTCGAGTCATGGACAACGTCGGGCTCCGAAGTGAGTTCGGGGAGATCCTGGACGTGGGCATGCAGGACGTGCTGGACGATGCCGAACTGCGGCGTTCGGAGATCCGCGCGCTGCTCGAGAAATTGGGAGTGAAGGAATGAATCAGCAGATCGTGCGCCGCGACGTCGACCAGACCACCGGCGAGATCGTCGAGTTTCCGGGGGCACCGGCCGAACTGAAGATACTGGACGTGTACGCCGATGGCGGCGTGGCCGAGGAAGAGCCCCGTATCGACGCCCTCGCCACCATTAGCGCGGGCTACCGTGCACCGGGTAAGGAGGGGCATCAGCGCCTGCCCCAGGTCAGCCGGGACGGCACCATCTACCTGCACGATCCGAAGAACCGTGCGCCGAACCTCAAGCTGGCGCTGGCGGCCCGGGACAACAAGGCGCTCACGATCGCATTCCCGTTCCACGATCCGGCCGCGTTCGTGCAACAGCGCTTCACGGAGTACAGCAGCACGCGGCTCCTGGCCTACGGGGATGAGTTCACCCTCACCACGATTGGCGAGAAGGGGGAACGCAAGACCTACGACGAGGGCACCGCCGATTACGAGGCGATCAAGCGGCGCTGCAAGGTCAGCATCTCCATCTACTTCGCGCTGGCCGAGTGGACCCCCGAGGGGCCGCGGGTGGTGTTCCCGGATGGGCTGGGGCTCTACCGGTTGCGCTCCACCAGCCGCAACACCCTGCGCAACCTGCGGGCGGCCATCGCCCAGGTGAGCACCTTCACCCATGGGCAGCTCGCCGGGATCCCGTTCGACATCGGCCTGGACTACCGCGATGTGGCGGGTCCGGATGGCAGCCGTCGCAACGTACCGTGCTGGGTGTTCACCATGCGGCCACCGGAGCCGCTGAGCTCTCGCACCTTCGCGCCGCGCCTGACCGAAGCGCTCCGCGAGGGGCGCCTGCTGCAACTCCCCGCCCCCACCGCGGAGACGTTGGAGTACGCCGCGCTGGAGGGGCCGGCCGAGGATGACTACGCCGACTACACGGAGATCCGCGAGCCCAGCGAGGCAGAGGTAGATTTGATCGCGCGGGGTGGCGCCTGTGACGCGCACTTCTACGAGGCGCTGTGGTTCACCACCGTGCGCGGCACCCGCTTCGACTCTGACGAGGCCCGCGCGGACTTCGTGTTCGAGTACAGCGAGCGGCAGCACGACAGCCTGGCGGAGTTCCTGACCACGCTCACCAACGGCGAGGCGGAGGAATTCATCAGCCGTATCTCGGTGGTCATCCAGGAAGAGACCGAGGCTGCGCGGCGGGCGGAGGCCCGGGCGCGGATGGACGCGAAGCTGCAGGGTCGCAGCGTGACGGAGTTCATGAACCAGGCGCTGGGTGACGGGATCGACGACTACGTACCGCCCGCGCCAGCATCCACTGCGGTTGACCCGCCCGCTGACCCACCCCCAGCAGATACCCCCAGGATCACGCGGGGCGATCTCATCAAAGCCTACAACGCGAAATACCAGCAGGCGGAAGGGTTGGGCCTCCAGCTCGACGGACTGGCCTTGGTGGGCACCGAGTCGTCCGAGGTGATCGTCCAGAAAGGTTCCCAGCTCGCAGACCTGATCGCGCAGTACGAATCGCAGCAGCCGGGTCTGTTGTGATGCCCACTATGGAACGGCTCACCAGCGGGCAACTCCTGCTCTTGCGGCTGCTCTCGGAAGCCGATGCCTGCCTCGCCAACTGGGGCAGCCAGTGGGGGATTGAGACGGTGGGGCGGGACGAGCCGATCAAGGTGCTGCCGGAGCATGCGGAGTGGGCGCGCGAGCGGGGCTACGTGAAGCGCCTGCATCCCTTCGTGCAGGTGGAGCCGTTGCGCTATCGGCTGACCGCGTTGGGGCGGGGGTTGCTGGCATGAGCGCGGCGTACTCCATGTGGGAACACGAAGACGCCATCGGGCTGAAGGTGGACGGAACCACCCACCGGCTGGATTGGTCGACCTACTGTCCGCAACCCGATGGCTCCATCGCCGCCTGGCGGCTGATCCCGGATGAGCCTGGTCGGTACACCACCCTCATTGAGTTTCAGGCACGCAACCTGCAGCGCGGGCGGTTCGGGGACATCGCGACCGTGATGGCCATGCTCCCCATCGGGAACCGGCTGTTGTCCTGGGCCACGCTCAACATCGGGCAGCCGCGCGATCGGTTCAATCTGGCCAGCGCTGCGCACCTGGCGTTGACTCCTACCCATCGCACCCGCTACCGACGGGAGCAGTTGCTCGCGGATCTGGACTTCTTTTGCATCGGCCTGGTGGAGGCATGGGGTGAGTTGTACCCGGAGCCCAGCCGTGAGATGGGCTATGAGAGTCGCTCGGAGCGTCGCGCGCTGGCCTCAGCAGACCAGTGGGCCACCATCCGCCGCTTGCGCGCCCAGCTCGGGATCCGGGACGGCTCGGACTTACCGGAGCGACTGATGGCTCACGAGGCGCTCTCCATGATCCAGCACCTCGAGCAATTGGTCACGACATCCGTACCGGTTGGGGCAGGTGGTGGATGAACGGGCGCTGGCCGAGTTCGTCATGGGCCGCCGCAGCACGTGGCTGGGGGGCTACGTGACCTACGCTCGCAGTCTGACCGACGCACCCCTCTTGTTCCACGTGGGGGCCGGCCTGGTCGCCCTGGCGGGGGCGGTGGGCTCACAGGTGGCCTGGAAAGGGGGAGGGGGTCGGGAGAATTGGCCCAACCTCTATCTGCTGCTGCTGGCCCCATCGGGAAGCTACCGCAAGAGCACCAGCGTGGACCTGGCGTGCTCGCTGCTCTCCCGCGCCTGCCCGGGCACCATCATGGACAACGAGTTCAGCCCGGAGCGGTTCATCCGCAATCTGGCCGAGCACCCCACCGCGGTGCTCAAGGAAGCGGAATTCTCGAGCCTGCTGGAGCGGATGAAGACCAATTACAGCATTGGTCTCAAGAACCGCCTGACCGAGCTGTACGACTGCGTACCCGAATACAGCCGACATATCACCGGGGAAGGGGGACGCCAGGGCGAGCGCTTGCGGATCGCCCGTCCCGCACTCTCCATCATCGGGGCCAGCACCACCGATTGGCTGGTGGCGTCCATCACGGAGATGGACCTGCGCAGCGGCTTCCTGCCGCGCTTCTTGCTCTTCCCCTGCGAGCAGAAGGAACCGGAGCCCCCCGGTGGGTACTGGGCAGAGCCGGATCACGTGGAAGAGGGCGCGCTGGTCCGAGGGCTGGCCACGATTGCCCATCTCGGACGGCACGGCACGATGCGAGTGAGCTTTGCCGTCGTCCGCGAGCAGCTCATGGCGTGGGATACGCGCACTCAGGCGGTGGAACAGACGCCCGAGCTGCAGGGGTTGTACTCGCGCCTGGGGCATTCCGCAGCGAAGGTGTGTGCACTCCTGGCGGTCTCGGACGGGGACGACCAGGAGGGGCGGTTTGACATCACCCCGGACCAGTGTGAGCGGGCCTGTGCACTCCTGGAGTGGGTGATCGCGCGCAGTGAGGCGACCTTTGAGCAGCATCTGGTGTTCAGCAAGTTTGAGCGATTGGCCCAGAAGGCGCTCAGTCTCACCAGCGAGGAAGGCACCGATAAGCGCTTCCTTCTGCGTCGGCTCAAGCTCTCCAGCCGCGATCTGGAAGGGGTCCTATCGACCCTCAAGGAACGGGGGGAGATCGATATCGAGCAAGTCCAGACCGGCGGACGCTTCCGCACGGTCGTCACACGCCTGCCCACCGAAGGGGTGACAGAAGTGACAAAAGGTGACGGTTTTGGTGACAGAAGTTGGGCCAACGGGCATCAGCCCGAGCTGCCAACCGATCTGCCCCCTACCGGTGCCAGCCGTGACGACCGAACGGGAGGTTCCTTGAGCCCGTAGGAGGGGCTTCTGTCCCTTGTGTCACGCGGTTTATCCCACAACCCCCTTTCTATAGAAGGAAGAAGGGGGATGGGAGGGGTCTGTTCTCACGGGCAGAACCACCGACGGGGAGAGACGGTAGCGCCGACGGTGGCAGGTTCACCTTCACCGTCGGGCGAATGGAGCGGAGGGAATTTATGAGTGGGACGGAGGTGGCGAGGTTGGACGATCAGCCGGTGATCGCCAGGGGTCAGTACTGGTGCCTCACTCGCCCTTCGCTGGCCGGGTACCCGATCGGTGCCACGGTGGAGATCACGAACGTGGTGGAGGATGGCGTGGGGTACCAGTACCTGGATTCCGGCGCGCGTGGGGTGGCCAGCCATCGCCAGGAGTTCCGGAGCTACTTCGAGCCGGTGGGTGCGATGGGGCGGACGGAGGTGATGGGCTGATGGCAGTGTCCAAATCTGACCTGCAGCACCTCGTAGATCAGCACCTGTACGAGATCCAGGCCGAGGGCTACTTCAGCGAGGCGCGGGTGGTGGACGTGGACGATGGGCCATTCACGATCCCCTACGTGCACGTCGAAATGCCCTACGCGATCCTCTTCCGCCATGGCGACCAGGTGCTGTCCTACGAGATCGAGTGCGACCCCTTCCGGGATTCGCGGCCAGAGGTTTGGCCCTTGATCCAGCGGTATGTGAACTGGGCCGTTCGGGAATGCGAGGAGTCCAACGCTCCCACCGTCCAGCAAGCTGCGGAAGCGATGGCGCTGCGCGATGCGGGAGGGGCGTGATGGGCGACACGAACATCGAATGGACCGATGCCACTTGGAACCCCATCCGTGGCACGCTCGGCCGACACACCTGCGTCAAGGTCAGCCCTGGCTGCCAGTACTGCTACGCCGAGCGGATGAACGTCCGCTTCGGCGGGCCAGAGTACAAGGTCGGTGCCGACACGCCGCGTCTTGACGAACGCGCCCTTGGTGAGCCGATGCGGTGGAAGACTCCACGAAAGGTCTTCGTCTGCAGCATGACCGACCTGTTTGGAGAGTGGGTACCAGACGAGTGGATCGCGCAAATCTTCAACGTCATGGCCCAACTCCCCCAGCACACCTACCAGGTGCTCACCAAGCGACCCTCCCGGATGCGGAAGCTCCTCACCAACCTGGCGGAGAACAGCAAGGTCCTTCGCGTTCCGTTCTGGCCGCTGCCCAACGTCTGGGTAGGGGCCACGTTTGAGAACCAAGAGCAAGCCAATCTCCGAATGCTCCACCTGCTGGAGACCCCCGCGGCCGTCCACTTCGGCAGCTTCGAGCCGTTGTTGGGGGCCATTGACCCTACTCGGCTGACGATCATTGCGCCCGAGCCACCCCACGAAGACCTGGGCGTATGGCTCAACGCGCTCACCGGTTACGTGGCTGGCCCAGATGAATACCTCGACGGCCGTGCACATCTGGATTGGGTCATTGTCGGCGGAGAAAGTGGCGGTCCATCGGAACGGCGGCTGGTCACGACGTGTCGCTGCCGGTACGTCCCCCACGAAGAACCCGGCCTGGAGGGCGACTGGGACTGCGGCGGATCTGCCCGAACCACGATCCAGGTCAACCACCGTACCCAAACCTGGACGACATTGGAATCGACGCCTCGCCGCGCAGATTGCGATGACTGCCGAGCCTGTCGGGGATGGGCTCCCATTCCGGAGCGGGCGAAGTGGGTGCGCGCGATTCGTGACCAGTGCGTTGCCGCGAACGTGCCCTTCCTGTTCAAGCAATGGGGCGGACCCCATCACGACGCGGCCGGTCGACAGCTCGACGGACGAACCTGGGACCAATACCCCGAGACGAAAGGAGCGTGACCCTTGGCGGATCAGAAGAGCGATCAGAACCCGGCAATCGACGTGGTGACCCTGCTGGAGCGATGCGGACAGGGCAAGCTGCTGGCGGAGCTGTACGACGCGCTGGTGACGGTGGGGCAAGAGGTGCTGGCCACCGACGGCAACCCGGGCGGGGTGACGGTGACCTTCAAGCTCACCCAGTTTCGGGACCAGCCGCTGATCGTGATGGACGGCGCGGTGAAGCCGCAGCTCCCCACCGGCAAGACGCACAGCGTGGGCTTCTATCCCGCCGACGGCGCGCTCTTCCGCGACGACCCGCGGCAAATCCCCATGCAACTCCGCGAGGTGGACCCGGTGGAGTCGCTGCTCAAGAGCATTGACGACGAACGACCGTCGCTGAAGGAGGTGGACTAATGGCACCCAGGCCAGAACAGCTCGCAACCCCCGGAACCATCCCCACCGGTCTGATGCCCGGCACCGCGCCGACGGTGGTGATCCAGCCAGCCTATACCGACCCCAGCACCGGCGGCCTCTACGTCCATCGCGACCTGGTGCTCGTGCGTCCAGACTGGGTGACCGAAACCCACCGCTCACCGGTCAAGGCGAGCGAAGCATTTGGCGATGTGGAGTCCTTCGCGGAGTACGTGACCCATCACGGGAACCCGGCCACCGCGCTCCTCACCTGGAGCGAGCGGGGGCTGACCGCCACGCTCGATTACCACGGCACCGATCCAGAAGTGGGCGGGCGCTGCCAGTGGAAGGCGCTGCACCCGTTCGTTAAGAGTCGCCAGCTCCTGGCGTGGGAGCACTTCGCGGGCGGCCAGGCGCGCAGCCAGAAAGAAGCAATTGAGCAGATCGAGGACCTGGCCGATGACATCGTGGAGCCCGGCGCGGCGGCGCTGGCGAGCTTGCTGCGCAGCCTGCGGGCCAACGTCAACGCCAAGGCGGAGACCGAGATTCGGTCCGACGGCACTCAGGCGGTGAGTTGGACGCGCGATCAGACCGTGCGCACCCGCCCGACCAACGAGGAGGGGGTGGAGTTGCCCCCGCATTTCGAGATTGGGATTCCACTGCTGGCCGGCCACCTGCAGGGGTACCGCCTGAAGGTGCGGGTGCGCGTATCGGTCGATGGCAATGCCCTCCTGACCCTGCGCTTCAGCCTGGTCAACCTGGAGCAATCGCTGGAAGACGCCTACGCCGAGCGCGTCGCCGCGGCGAAGGAGCTGCTCGGCGACGGCTTCGTGTTGCTGCGGGCGGCGTAGGGCATGGCTGCTTCGGTCGTGGTCGGATGGCAGACAGATGCTCCTAGGCCCGGCCTGCCATCCGACCTGGGCGAGTACTCGGCTTTCCTGCAGGCGAAGGCGCAGCTCGCGACTGGATCCGGGTTCCCCTGTGATCCGAGCGAGGTGAGCCCCGTGCTCAAGCCGCATCAACGGGACATCGTCGCCTGGCTGGTGCGCGGCGGGCGGCGAGCGCTCTTCGGTGCCTTCGGGCTGGGGAAGACGCTGATGCAGTTGGAGTTCGTCCACCTGACCCTGGCCAAGAGTGGACTCCCGCGCGGGCTGATCGTGCTCCCGCTGGGCGTCCGCCAGGAGTTCTTGCGGGACGCCGCCCTGCTGGGCCTGCCTGTCCGCTTCGTGAGGACCTGGGAGGAAGTACTCGCGCACGAGGCCTCGCTGGTCGACGCGGATGGTTCATCGTCGATCGAGTGCTGCGTGTACCTCACCAATTACGAGAGCGTTCGGGAGGGCAAGCTCGACCCCACCCGGTTCGACGTCCTTTCGCTGGATGAGGCCGGAGTGCTGCGCGGGTTCGGGGGCACCAAGACCTTCCGCGAGTTCATGCGGCATTTCGAGGGATCCGGCACCTATCGCTGCGTGGCCACCGCGACGCCCTCGCCCAACGAGTTCATCGAGCTGCTCGCCTACTCCGCCTTCCTGGATGTGATGGACGTGGGGCAGGCGAAGACGCGGTTCTTTAAGCGTGACTCCACCAAGGCCGATCAGCTCACCCTGCACGCCCACAAGGAACAGGAATTCTGGCTCTGGGTCAGCTCATGGGCGCTCTTCGTCCAGAAGCCGAGCGACCTGGGGTACTCCGATGAGGGTTACGCGCTGCCCCCGCTCGACGTCCGCTGGCACCTGATCCCGACCGATCACACCCACGCGGGGAGTACCACGGATGGGCAGGGACGCCTCTTCGCCAATGCGGCGTTGGGCGTGGTGGACGCGGCACGGGAGAAGCGGGAGAGCCTGCCCGGCCGGATCGCCAAGCTGCTGGAGCTGCGCGCGGAGGATCCCGATGCCCACCGCATCCTCTGGCACGACCTGGAGTCCGAGCGCCACGCGATCGAGCACGCGATCCCGGACGCGGTGACCGTCTACGGCAGCCAGGACCTCGACGAGCGCGAGCGGGCCATCGTGGCCTTCGAACAGGGCGAGGTGGCCGAGATCGCGTGCAAGCCCGTGATGTTGGGGAGCGGAGTCAACTTCCAGTGGCACTGTCACTGGGCGGTGTTCCTGGGCATCGGTTTCAAATTCAATGACTTCATCCAGGCCATTCACCGCATCCACCGCTTCGGCCAGACCGAGCCCGTCCGCATTGACCTCATCTACACCGAAGCGGAGGCGGAGGTACGCCGCCAGCTCGAGCGGAAGTGGGCCCAGCACAACGAGCTAGTGGCTCAGATGACCGCGCTGATCCGCCAGTACGGGCTGTCGGAAGCCGCCATGGCGGGCGCCTTAACGCGCAGCATCGGAGTCGAGCGCCAGGAGGCGGCGGGCGAGGGTTGGACGCTGGTCCACAACGATTGCGTGCTGGAAACGCACCAGATGGCCGAGGACTCGGTGGACCTGATCCTGACCAGCATCCCCTTTTCGATGATGTATCAGTACAGCCCTTCGTACAACGATTTCGGAGCGACGGATAACGAAGCCCACTTCTGGCAGCAAATGGATTTTCTGACCCCCCATCTGCTCCGAGTACTCCGCCCCGGCCGCAACCTGGTGATCCACGTGAAAGACCGGATTGTGCCGAGCGGGTTGACTGAGCTCGGCTTTCAGACGGTCCAACCCCTCCATGCTGATGCGATCTACCACTACCAGCGCCACGGCTTCGCCTACCTGGGGATGCGCACCATCGTGACCGACGTGGTGCGCGAGAACAACCAGACCTACCGCCTGGGCTGGACTGAGCAGTGCAAGGACGGCTCGCGCATGGGGGTGGGCATGCCGGAGTACTTGCTGCTCTTCCGCAAGCCGCCCACCGATCGCAGCAACGGGTATGCCGACGTGCCCGTGATCAAGGAAAAGCCGCTCTGCGATGACCATGGCGAGCCGGCCCCTTTCGACAGTCGGACCAACTGGCGGAAGCCGATTCCAGGCACGGGCTACAGCCGAGCCCGCTGGCAGTTAGACGCCCACGGCTTCTGGCGATCGAGTGGCCAGCGATTGCTGAGCCCGTCCGAGTTGGAGTCGCTGACCTTCCCGCAGATCTACCGAGAGTGGCGAGCCCGCTCGACGGGTGCGGAGTACGACATCGAGGAGCACGTGCGGATCTGCGAGGAGCTGGACCACGAGGGCCGCCTCCCAGCCGGATTCATGCTGCTGCCCCCGCACTCCTGGCATCCCGACGTGTGGACCGACGTCACCCGCATGCGGACCCTGAACGGCTCCCAGTGGAGTAAGGGTAAAGAGATGCATCTCTGCCCCCTCCAGTTCGACATCGTCGATCGGGTGATCACCCAAATGTCCATGCCTGGCGAATTGGTGATGGATCCCTTCAGCGGCCTGGGAACGGTCTGTCTGCGGGCGTTCGAACTGGGACGGCGAGGCCTCGGGATCGAGCTATCGGAGCGCTACCACGCCGACGCGGTGAGCTACCTGCGCGCGGCCGAGCAGAAGGCCCAGATGCCCACGCTGTTCGACCTCCTGGAGACCGGTTCCGAGTGGGATGGGGAGGGCGCGTGATCCAGACCGCCCTGTGGGGGCAGGCGCAAGTCATCTGCCCGGCGACCGCGCCGGTCTACAGCGCCCAGCTCGGTTCGAACCCGGACCTGATCGCGGAGGCTGCGCGGCTCTACGTGAAGCCGGGCATGCGCATCGCCGATGTGACCTACGGTCGCGGGGTGTTCTGGCAGAAGGTCGATCTGTCGGAGATGCAGTTTTTCGCCTCGGATCTGGCCATGGATGGGATTGACTTTCGTCGCCTGCCGTACGGCGACGCATCCTTGGACGTCCTGGTGCTGGACCCGCCCTACATGCACAACCCTGGCCATCCGCAGGTGGAGGATCGCTACCGGAATGCGGAAACGACTCCGGGCCTGTCGCACGACGACATCGTGCAGCTCTATCGCGATGGAATGGCCGAAGCGCGCCGGGTGCTGGTGATGGGAGGATTGCTCTGGGTCAAGTGCCAGGATGAGATCGAGAGTGGAAGGCAGCGCTGGGCCCACCTGGAGGTGTACGAGGCCGGCCTCCAACTGGGCTTCCAGGCGGTCGACCTCTTCGTGCTGGTGCGCAGCGCGGCCGCCCTGCAGGTGAAACGGCAGCTTCACGCACGCAAGAACCACAGCTACTTGTGGGTGTTTCGGAGGACCGCGTGACCACCTACCGCATCTGCGATTTGTTCTGCGGAGCTGGCGGTTCGAGCACTGGCGCCATTCGTGCGATCGAGGCGATGGGCGGCGAAGTCGACCTTTGCGCGGTCAATCATTGGGACGTGGCGATCGCCACGCACAGCCGCAACCACCGCCACGCTCGGCACTTCTGCGTCAACCTGGACGCCGCACGCCCCGAGGACCTGGTGCCCGATGGCAGCCTCGATCTGCTGATGGCGTCCCCGGAGTGCACTTTCTTTAGCCGCGCGAGAGGTGGCAAACCCGTCAACGATCAGTCCCGCATGAGCGCCTGGCACGTCCAGCACTGGGCGACCACCCTCGATATCAGGTGCATCCTGGTCGAGAACGTCGCAGAGTTCGTGACTTGGGGACCACTCACCGCGGACGGCAAGACCGACAAGGCGCGGAAGGGGCTGTACTTCCAGGCGTGGATCAAGGCCCTCGCCGAGCTGGGGTACGACGTCGACTGGCGCATGCTGAACGCAGCCGACTACGGCGATGCCACCACGCGGACCAGGTTCTTCTTGCAGGCACGTAAAGACGGGGCCCCGATTCGCTGGCCGGAGCCGTCGCATTCCCCGTCCGGATCCTCCGACCTGTTCGGCGAGCGGCCGCGCTGGCGAGCAGCACGGGAGATCATCGACTGGAGCAACCTAGGACGCTCGCTCCTGGACCGCAAGCGTCCGCTCTCTCTCAAGACTCGGCTCCGCATCGCGCGAGGCCTCGCGAAGTTCGGCGGACCCCTGGCGCCGCTTTACATCCGCCTGCTCGATTTGCCTCCCGAAGATGGGGAGTCGTCGAGTGGCGACCCGCAGCCGTTCATCTTCGTGAACCGTGAGCACAACGTGCCGCGTCCAGTGACCGAGCCGATCCCCACCATGACCACGGCCCCCGGTGGAGGCGTGGTCATGGTGGGGCCGACCGCAGAGCCGTTCATCCAGGTCGCGCGAGAGAACAATCTTCCACGCGGGGTTGACGAGCCGCTCCAGACCATCACAACCGTACCTGCGATGTACCTGGTCGAACCGGTGGCGGAGCCGTTCGTGCTGGGGCAGCAAAGCGGATCCGCGCCGCGGTCGACCGATGAGCCGATTCCCACGATTGCCACGGGCGGCGCGATCGCCCTGATCAACCCCATGATTGCGCCGTACTACGGGACCAGCTCGCCGACCTCGGTCGAGAAGCCGCTCCCCACGGTGACCACCAAGGACCGCTTCGGGCTGTGCGAGCCGGTGTGTCTGCCCTGCCCGGAGCCGTTCGTGCTCTCGCGGTTCAGCAGCAGCGAGGGCGGGACACCCGCGCGCAGTGTCGATCAACCCGTGCCGACCGTCGTCGGGCGCGGCGCAGGCTACCTGGTGCAGCCGTTCATCGTGCCCAACTTCAGCGAGGCGCCTGGCCAGGCGCCTCGCGTGCACGCCCTCGAGGATCCACTCCCCGCGGTGACAAGCCACGGGGCGGGTGCGCTGGTGGAGCCGATCCTGCTGCAGACCGATCAGACCGGCAGCAATGGCCTGTGCGCCCGGTCAGTGGAGGATCCGCTGCCCACCGTGGTGACGAAGCAGACCATGGCGGTCGTGGAGCCATTCGCAGAGCCGGCCGTCGGCGACGTTCCGCCCGAGCAGCTCGTGCTCATCAACGGCGCGCCCTATCGGCTGGACATCCGGTTCCGCATGCTCTCCAACCGGGAGCTCGCGCGCGCGATGGGATTCGACGACGTCGAGCAGGTCTATGAGTTCACGGGGACAGCGGGGGAGGTCACGAAGCAGATCGGCAATGCGGTGGCCTGTCACACCGCGGAAGCGCTGGTCACCTCAATTCTGGGGGACCGCTGATGCTGAATGAAGACCTGCGCTACCGCGCGATCTGGTGTGGCTGGTGTGAGGAAGAGACGCGCGTGTCGGTGGAGAAGCCCGAGTACTGCGCTCACTGTGGGAAGCGCAAGGTCAAGCTCACCCGTCGGCAGCGCCACGTGCGGGACGCCATTCTGGATATCCAGAACGAGGTCGGGGCCATCGCCACGGCAGGCGGCCATCCGCCCGTCGTGTTGATCAATCCCGAAGAGCTTGCCCGCATCGAAGAGTTGATCGCCGCGGAGGCGTGGCCTCAGGGGTGGGACGGCAACGAGCTGCGCGGTGACCAGCTCGTGACGCAAATCGTCGGCGAGGGCGTGGCGCAAGCGCTGCTGTTGGAGGACGCATGATCGCATTCGCCGGCTACATCGGCACCATTCTGGCCGCCAACTGGGCTATCTCCACCATCGGGCTGGTGCCGGTGGGTTTCGGGCTCCTGGCACCCGCGGGCGTCTACTTCGCGGGCCTTGCCTTCACCCTGCGCGACCTGGTGCAAGAGCAGCTCGGCCGCCGCATGGTGCTGCTGGCTATCGGCATCGGGGCCGCGCTCTCGGCGTTCGTCTCGCCGTCCTTCGCCCTGGCCAGCGGGACCGCCTTCCTCGTCTCCGAGTTGGCCGACTTCGCGGTATACACGCCGCTCCGCGAGCGCAATTGGACCGCCGCGGTGCTCGCCTCCAATGCGGTGGGGTTGGTGATCGATTCGGCGCTGTTCTTAATGCTGGCCTTCGACTCGCTCGAGTTCCTGCCCGGGCAGGTGGTGGGCAAGGTCTGGGTGACGCTGCTGGCGGTCGCGCTGCTGTGGATGTGGCGGTCGCAGATGCGGAGGCGGTTCGCGTGATCTACCTGAGCGGGGCCATTACGCAAACCATGCTCGCGAATCCCCGGCCGGACTTGGGAGTGATGCTGCAACCAGGCATGGGTAACCTGGTCGACCTCAAGTGGCTCCCCTTCGCAGCTGATAATGGCTGCTTTGCCCAGGGCGAGCGATTCGACGTCGGCGACTGGCTGGAGTGGGTTGCCTCCCTGCGTCGCTTCCGAGAGCGGTGTCTGTTCGTGGTCGCGCCCGATGTTTTCGGCGACGGGCCCGCGACGATGACCCGCTCTAGATCGGTACTGCCCACCATCCGCCAGTTCGGATTCCGGGCGGCGCTGGTGGCCCAGCCCGGTGTCTCAATTGACGATATGCCCTGGTGTGAGTTCGACTGTCTCTTCCTCGGCGGTCCGGACGAATGGCAGTTGAGCACGTCTGCGAGCGCCATAGTGTCCGCGGCACAGGCTCGGGGCAAATGGACCCATCGAGGGCGCGTCAATTCGCTCCGACGGCTACAAGCGACGCAAGTCAGTTCGTTCGATAGCGCTGATGGCACGTTCGTGAAGTTCGGCCCGGACCGCAACTTGCCACAGGTGTACGACTGGTTGGACCAGGTCAACCGACAGGCGGTGTTGGCCTGATGCTGCCCCTCGAAGGCTTGACCTCCACTGCCTTGTTCTCGGACTGCGGAACCTATCGCTATACGCTGGTCCGGGTGTGGGATCAGGCTAGGCCGCGACTCAACTTCGTCGGCCTCAATCCCAGCACCGCCGACGCCATCCAGAACGACCCCACCATCACGCGGGTGCTGGAGCGGGCTCGGCGGGGCGGCTTCGGCAGTCTCGTGGTCACGAATCTGTACGCTCTGCGGTCCACCGATCCCCGGGCGCTGGCCACGCATCCGGATCCGGTGGGTCCGCTGAACGACGGGTATCTGATCGAAGAGGCCGCCTTTGCGGACGTGGTGCTGGTGGGTTGGGGATCGGACCGCACAGCTCGCGAGCGCGCGCGCCAGGTCCTGGAGCGTTTCGCGGGGTTGGAGCGGCTTGACCTCCGGTGTCTCGGCATCAATCGGGACGGGGCACCCATCCATCCGTTGTATGTCCCGTACGCACGGGAGCTGGTGCGCTATGGCTGATCCGCGCCACTGGACCATCTACCTACACGACTACGTGCCGGACTCAACGCTCAGCCTGAACGGACGCCGTCGGGCGCACTGGAGCGAGATCGTGCGGTTGCAGAGTGAGGCGCGGCTGATACTCCGCGCTGCACTCAGCAAGGAGTTCGGCGGGTATGTGCGAGGCGGACCACTCGCTCAGGCGCGGCTGAAGGTGCGATTCCACTATCCAACCGCACGTCGGCGTGACCCGGACGGCCTGGCCGGACTGGCGAAGCCGCTGATTGATGAGCTGGTGGAGTATGGCGTCCTGGTCGATGACAACTCGGATCGCCTGGAGCTGCAGGTAAGTGCTCAGACCTTACGAGGGAAAACGATGACCGTGATTGAGATCGAGGAGTTGACATGAGCGAGGGCGCAGGGCGGATCGGAGCCGCAGACCTGGAAATCGTTCGGCGGTGGCTTTCCGGGGAGTTCTTGGGGGCAGACCTGAGTGCCGAGGTTAGCCGCATTCAAGTGGACTATGGATCTCCCTGGAGGATCTTGTTCGGTGAGATCGACCGCCTCACCGCCGCGGTCGATGCCTGCTTAGACAACCAGGAGGAACTCTACCAGTGGCTCACGCACGGCATGCCAACCGGATACGACCTGGAACAGAAGTCGGAAGAGCAGTTCCAACTGACCAATCGTCTGCGAGCCGTACGAGGTCGACCACCGCTGGAACCGATCGTGGAATGGGTGAGCGTGGAGCGTGAGTCATGATGCCGGAATCAACCGCCCGTTGGATGTGGCAGTCCTACCGCTGGAGTCTCCCGGAGGCGGTCATGCTAGGCCGGTTCGTGGAGCGGCTGGAGCGGGTGCTCACCCAGGCGGGGCTACCCCCGGTGCCCATGGCGGATGATCGAATCGACGACGATCGGCCATTGCCGGATCTGCTGATCGAGCAGCTTCAAGCCCAGCCGATGACCTCCGCTCAATTGTGGGAGGCGGTAGGGAGGGTGTCTTCGCGTCATGCGGTGACGTGTCGCCTGGGCGATCTCAAGAAACAGGGAACGGTGCGGTTGGTCCGCGCTGCGGCGCCGCCGTTCGGCCCACCCAAATGGGAGCTGACTGGCGTGCCGCGGCAGGCGCTCAAGTAGCCAAGCGAGAGAGGTGATTCGAATGCGTGACGACTTTCCCACCATGCTGAGGTCATTCCGCGAGCGCGCGGTTCGATCCCGCAACGCCCTCGCCCATGAGGTTGGAGTCGACCCCTCGTACCTGACCCGCATCGAGCACGGCGACCGGGAGCCTCCGCGCCAGCACATCGTCGAGGCGCTCGCGCGTGCGCTGCGTCTCTCGATCCCGGAGCGGAATCGGCTGCTGGTGGCGGCCGGCTATGCGCCGATGTCGGTCGTCCAGCTCGGCTCCTGGGACGACGCCCTGCAGGCCTGCGCCGACGTGCTGAACGATATGAGCTTAAGTCCAGAGGAACGAATCGAATTTCGGTCTGTGATCAGGCTTATCTGCGCCAGGTGGACTAATGCTGAACATCGTGAACGCACCTTGAGCGGCTATGTTCACTCAAAGTGATACAATATGTGGTATACGCCACACAGAAAGGTCGGGCGCTGCGGTAACAGCCCCGACCGTGGCACACGGAGGATTGGTCCGTATGCAACCGCAGTATAGCTATACCCTGGGCGACATCGCGCGCTTCTGGTCCAAGGTCAACAAGGATGGCCCCCTCATCCGACCCGACCTCGGCCCCTGTTGGCCGTGGACGAAGAGCACCGACGGCGGCGGCTACGGCAAGTTCTACCTGCATGATCGGAAACTCGTTTCCGCGCACGTGGTCGCCTTTGAGTTGACCAACGGCCCGGTGCCCGATGGCTTCTACGTCTGCCATCGTGCCGGCGCGGGATCGCCGGTGAACCGTGCCCCGCCCAATACCGCGCCCAATTTCCGAGCAATCTCGCAAATCCCCTGCCCAAACCCTTGACACAACCGCGCGGAGCGTTTATAATCCAGGTACACCAAGTGAGGAGCGAGGACGATGACCGAAACCCCCGCGCAGATATGGCACCAGTTTGTGGGCAACCAGACGGTTGCCCAATTCCTGGCGGAGACATCCCCCAGCCAGGTGGGGGATGCAGTGTGGCACTTTGTCGATGAGACCCTTGACGCGAATCTCCTCCATTCCGAGGCGGATCGCCTCGGAATGGAGGAGATTCGCGTCAAGCGCGCGGTCTACGACGGATTGCTGGCCTGCATCGAGGCGGAGTCCTGATGGCCCCATTGACCACCAGTCGCGTTGACCTGCTCAACCTGACCCCGCACCAGATCGACCTGATCTGGGACGGGGGCCGCCGCCACCTGCCGCCGGAGGGCACCGTCGCGCGGGTGGAGGTGCGCCGGGTGCAGGCGCCCAGCCTCACCCTGCCGGACGGGGTGCCGCTGCCGGTCTGGGAGACCCGCCTCGGCGCGGCCATCGACCTGCCGGAGGAGCGCCCGGCGGTGGCGCTGGTCGTCTCGCAGATGGTCGCGCAGGCGCTGCCCAGCCGTCGCGACCTGTTTTTCCCGGACGAGCTGATCCGGGACGGCGAGGGCCGGGTGATCGGCTGCGCCAGCCTGGCGCAGGTCGCGCCGCCGAGGGACCAATGAAATCGTGAGAGGAGAGCAACCATGAGCAATCGCCCCGATCGGTTCCCGCGCCAGGTCGCTTCGCTCTGGGACGGCGTGGCGAACCAGGACCGTGCCGACGCCGACGCTATGCGCATCTTCTACGCCACGCCGCGTCTGTGCCGCTGCTGCGGCGCAGCGCGCAAGGCATATGGGGATGTCTGCACGGACTGCCGCCCCGCCGAGGAGTTCATCCGCGCCTGGTGCGAGCACTGCGCCCACCCGTACCCGCCGTACCCCCGTCCGTGGTCGCCCGGTGTCTGACCCGGACCGCTCGACGCTCGGCCGCCAGCTGGCGGCGCTCTCCTCGGCCAACCAGCCGCACCCGGTCGTCTGCGCCCAGTGCGGCGCGGCGTTCCGCGCCCGCAACGTGCGGGCGGCCTACTGTTCCAACGCCTGCCGGCAGCTCGCCAAGCGCCGGCGGGCCACTGCCGAAAGATCAGATACCGGAGGAGTAGCGTGACCCTGACCGATCAAGCGACCCGGTTTTTGCAGACCCCCGGCGTCCCGGAAATCGTCCAGCGCTGGAGTCTCGCGGAGGACGTGGCCGAGGTCGTGCTGACCAGCCGCGATCCGTACCTGCAGGCAGAGGCCGCGTACAACCTCTGGTCCTACCTCCTGACGGTGATCGCGTACCGTCGCATCTGCGATGCCGTCTGTGGGGTGCGGCTCTCGCCGCGCGACCGCCGCTTAGTCGCCGCCTGGTGCGTGGCCGGGTTGCCCAACCACCGCTGAGCGGGCCCAGGCCGAGCGGGAAGGCGTGCGGCGCAAAGAGGTCCGACAGACCAAGCGTCTCGCCAGTCGGGAGGGGTGACTGCCACGCCCCTGCCATCGCGTAGAATGCGCCCGTAACCATCGTTACCGGCTTGTAATAGTCGTAACGAACAGGGAGGGCCAGTTGTCAGATTGGGGCGTTGGCGAACCCAAGGTGCAGGTCAAGGAGGTGGGCGGGGCGTCGCCCGTCATGGTTGAGGAACGCGCCGCGGCGATGGTGGCGATGATCGCGGGGCATCCGGACCTGGCGCGCCGCATCAACGAGCCCGAGCAGTGCCAGATCACCATCCACTGCAAGGACGGCGAGCTCGACTTCAACGTGACGCCGAGCTACCGCTACAAGGGACGGTTCCCCGCCAAGCGAGGCCCCCGCTCCGTCGCGTGATACCATTCCCCTAGCTGAACAGCCCTCGGGTCCGATCCGATCGGGGCACGTCGTTCCCAGCTTTGGGAGACGTGCCCCTTTTTTGTTGGCGCGGAGAAGCGCGTGCGAGAGACACCACGAGCGCAACAGGCATGGGCGGACTATCTCGCTCTGGGACCAGGGCGCAGCCTGGCGGGCTTGCTGGAGCGCTACCAGAATGCGCCCAAAGCGAGCCCAACCACACGGCTCGCAACCCTCAAAGCCTGGTCGGTCGCCTACGGCTGGCAGGCGCGTCTCTCCGAGATCGCCGACCGCGAAGCCAGAGAGGCCGAAGAGCGAGAAGCAGCCTACCGCCGCGAGATCATGGACAGTGGCTATGCCCTCATCCACGAGCGCATCCAGTCCATGAAGCGGCTGGCAGACGTGCTCTTCGCCGAGCTCACCGAGGAAGGGGAGAACAATCGTCGATGGCTCCCCGATGTCAAGCAGATTGGTAGCGGAGAGCACGCCGAACGGGTGGATATCCTCCGCTTCAACCATCAGGAGGTCGAGCAGTTCCGCGGCCTGCTGGATGACATCGCCAAGGAACTCGGTGCCCGCAAGGATGTCCACCTCCACCAGGGCGATGCCGAGCGGCCCATCACCATCCGGACCATCACCGCAGTGCTGCCGGCCGACGTCGAAGCCGAACCCGCAGCTGAGGACGACACGTGACCGCCCCGGTGATCCGTCCCATGACCGAGATCACGCCCGATGGCGATCTGCGGCTGAACCTCCATCCCGGCCAGGCGCGTGCGTGGCAGTCGGAGCGGCGCTTCGTGCTGGCTCTGGCCGGCAGCCAGGGCGGGAAGACGAGCTTCGGGCCCCACTGGCTCTACCGCGAGTACCAGCGCTGCGGACCCGGTGACTACCTCGCGGTGACGGCCACCTTCCCGTTGCTCAAGCTGAAGATGCTGCCCGAGTTCCTCCGCCTCTTCGAGCACACCCTGCACCTGGGAGGCTGGCACGCGGGCGACCACACCTTCTACTTCCACGACGGTAAGACGCGCGTGATCTTCGGATCGGCCACCCATCCCGAATCGTTGGAGTCGGCCACCGCCAAGGCCGCCTGGCTGGATGAGTGCGGACAGAACACCTTCCGCCTCGAGAGTTGGGAGGCCATCCAGCGACGGCTCGCGCTCCATCGCGGTCGGGTGTTTGGGGGCACCACCCCCTACAACCTCGGCTGGCTCAAGCAGCAGTGGTACGACCGCTGGCAAGCCGGCGACCGCGACTATGACGTCATCAACTTCCCCAGCACGGCCAACCCCGCCTACCCGAAGGAAGAGGCCGAGCGGCTGCAGCGCACCCTCGCCCGCTGGAAGTACGAGATGTTCGTGCTCGGCCAGATGAGTCGTCCGGCCGGGCTCATCTACGAAGACTTCCGCGATACCTACCGCGAGCAGGGCGGCCACCTGGTGCACGCCTTCGACATCCCGCCCCACTGGCCACGGTACGGCGGGCTGGACTTCGGTGCGGTGCACACCGCCCGGATCCTGGTCGCCGAGGATCCGGTGACGGGCGTGGCCTACCTGTACAACGAATCGTTGAGCGGAGGCAAGACGACGGCTGAGCACGCGGCCGAGGCGCTGGAGCGCGTGCGAGATACGAACTTCCAGACCTGGTACGGCGGCGCCAAGTCGGAGAGTCAGCAGCGCATGGACTGGACCGCGGCCGGCGTGCCGGTTCAGGAACCGCTGGTGGCCGACGTGGAATCAGGCATCGACAGCGTGATCGCGCGCTTCAAGGCCCGCTCCCTCTTCGTGTTCGACACCTGCAGCGGCGTGCGCGACGAGCTGGGAACCTACGGCCGCGTGCTGACCGAGGACGGCGAGGTGACCGACAAGATCAAGGACAAAGAGCAATTCCATCGCCTGGACGGACTGCGCTACGTCATCCCGGGCCTCGCCATACAGGCGGGATCGTTCGCCGATTTTCAGGACTACGATCGCGGCTTCACGGCCCCCATCGTCCAACTGCCGAGGTTCTGATGAAACACCAACGGCTCAAGATCCACATCGGTGAGGACCTGAGTGACCGCTACGTCGAAGACCTTGACACCGGCGAACGGCTGGCGGGCATCGTCAAGGCGGCGGTGTCCGTAGATCCCTCTTCTCTGCACCGAAATGGGAGCGGGGGTAGACCATGCGACGCTGTGAGTGCTGTACCGAATACGTGGTGAGTGTCCGGCCTCGGCTGGTGAAGGGAACCAACCTGAGCGCTCGGCTGTGCGACACCTGTGCCAACGCGGGCCACGGGCGCGATCAGTGTCTCGTCTGTGGTGAGTACACCTGGCACTGCGCGCGGGTTGCGCACATGTCCCTGGCCCATCCCCTGGTGTTGGAGAAGCTCGCCAACGATCCCATGACGGAGCTGGCTCCCAAGCCGCCTCGGCAGCGCTACCTTGGACAGATCCGGTTCCGGTGAGGGTGAGGCAGATGCAGATCGGACCCTTCGTCATCCGTCGTCGCACCGATCCCGAGCCGATGCCCCAGGCGGCCCACCTGGCCGCGGAAGAGCCAGGCCGCTTCGAGGAGCGCGGGGCGACCGGCACCATCTTCCTGAACGGCATCCTGACCGGGGATGAGTACCTCCAGGACCTGGTGGGCGACAAGGCGGTCAGGGCGTACGACCGCATGTACCGCTCCGATGGCCAGGTGCGCGCGGTGGTCAAGGTCTGCGAGCTGCCCCTCATGACGGCCACCTGGACCACCAACCCGGCCAGCGACGATCCGCAGGACGTCGAGATCGCGCAGTTCGTGCACGACAACCTCTTCAGCGATGGCAGCCAGCAGCCGATCGGACTGGCCCACGCGCTGAGCTGCTACCGCTACGGCTACGCGGTCGCCGAGCCGATCTGGGCCCTGGGCGCTGACCGCCGCATCCGCCTGGACCGGCTGGCGCCGCGCCTCGCCCGAGCTACCTACCGCTGGTACCCGACGCCCGAGGGCGAGCTGGACATCTACCAGCAGCGCGTGTGGGTGCCGGCGAAGCGCACCGAGGCACCGCGCATGAGCGCCTCCGTCGGCCCCAACCTGATCAGCCAGGGCGGAACGTACGAGTTCCGCGACATCCCCGCGTGGAAGGGCGCCGCAACCCCGGGCCTGGTGCGCTGGACGCTCGACCAGGAGGGCAGCAACTTCGAGGGTATCTCGCTGCTGCGCTCCGCCTACAAGCATTGGTTCATGAAAGAGACCTTCTACAAGATCGACGCAATCGGGGCGGAGCGGAACGCGCTGGCCATCCCGGTGTTCGAGGAGCCCCAGGGCGCGCAGAAGAGCGATCGCGACTTCGCGGCCAAGGTCCTGATGAGTCTGCACGCCCATGAGAAGAGCTACGTGCTGGCCCCCTACGGCTGGAAGTTCCGCCTGGAGGCCCCGAACGGACGGCCGCGCGACATCATGCCCAGCATCGAGCACCACGACCGCATGATCGCTCGGAGCGTGCTGGCCGGCTTCCTCAACCTTGACAGCGGTAGCGGATCCTGGGCGCTCTCGCGCGATCAGTCCAGCTTCTTCCTGATGGCGCTGAAGGCGCACGCCTGGCTGATCGCCCGGGAGTACAACCGCATCCTGGTGCGCGCGCTGGTGGATCTCAACTTCCAGGTCGACCGCTATCCCATGGTGGTGGTCGCCGACCTCGACCAGCGCAAGGTCCAAGAATGGCTCGGCCAGATCGCGCAGCTCTTCACCAGCGGTGGGCTTACCGCGGACGCTGACACGGAGAACTTCGTGCGGCGGGAGCTTGGCTTGCCCGACCTGCCCCAGGAGGCGACCGAAGAGGGAGGCGGTAGCCCCACCGTGGATGCCGATTCCCAGGGCGAGACGGGCGAAGGCGGGGAAGCTGCCAAGGCACAGCTCGCCGCGAAGGGGGCACCACGGCTCTTCTGGCGCGACCTGCGACCACGGGAGCAGCGCACCGACCTGGCGGCCATCGACGCGGGGATTGAGCAGGCCAAGCGGGACTTCGTGGCCGCGGTCGCACCCGTGCAGCGCCAGCAAATCGCGGAGCTGGTGCGGGTCGCGCAGACGAAGTTCGTGGACAAGGGGAAGCACGTCGACGTGGACAAAATCGACGTGCCGAACCGCGCGGACCTCACCACCGCCATCCTCGAGGCGATGGTCGACCAGTACCGCAACGGCCAGCGCCAGGTGCAGGCGGAAGCGCGGAAGCAGGAGAGCAGCGCCAGCCTGGCGATTGACGACGACTTCGACGCCGAAGACCTGCCGCCACGCATCCTCAAGTTCTTCCAGGATAAGGCGAAGTCGACCTCCGGCATCCTGGTCATCCAGGGCAAGGCGGAGTTCGCGCGGCTAATGAACCGCCAGACCGATGACGGCCGCTTCGACGAAAACGAGATCATGGACACCCTCACCCGTGTGTTCGAGCGCCAGGCGCGGAACGTGGCGCCCTCCCTCATCCATGACGCGCTGTCCGCGGGCCGCAGCGACGGGGCAAAGAAGCTCGGCGCCGAGGTGGCCGAGTACTCGGCCATCCTGGACCAGAACACCTGCAGCCCGTGCGCGGCGCTGGACGGGAGAGAGTTCGCGGTTGGCTCATCGGACTACGACAGATACATGCCGCCGTACAGCGGCTGCGAGGGCGGCGACCGGTGCCGCTGCGTGTACCTGTACGACTTCTTGAAGTAGGAGGGGGCCATGAACACCCAAACGTTCGAGGTGGTTCCCATGGACCTGATGCGTGGATCGAATGGATGGAGATTGAGGCTGCGGTGAGGAGTCAACCGTGAACGACGGTCTGTGGTCAGCCGACTATACGGTGGAAGAACAGCGGGCTCGCGACGATCTGCGCGCTGCGCTGGACCGATCCCTGCAAACCAACACGCCCGAGGATGGCGCCGAAGTACATCGCTGCATGGCCAGGGTTGCGGACTTCATAGAGGCCTCCGGCGACCCGCTCTGGCAGACCAAGGTCGAATCGATGGCGCGTGGCCTCCACGAGACGATGGCCACCGCACGGGACAATTGAAGGGAGCGCACACCATGGCGAAAGGTCAGGCGAAGGACAAGACGAAGACCCCCACCCCGAAGGACAAGGCGGAAGCGCCCACCCCCACGGGATCGGCAACCCCACCGACGACTGAACCCACGACGGACCCCACGGCAACGCAGACAGATCCTTCCGCGGAGATCCCCAACTTGGAAGAGGCAACGGCCCTGTCGAGCAATCCGGCAACCGATCAGGCAGAAACATCGCCAGAGTCCGATCCGATCACTGATCCGACCGGCGAATCTTCAGGTGGCACGGGCGATGAGTCTGACCCATCTGCAGAGGACGATGGTGGCGATGGCGACGGCGATGACCCGGACGCCAATGCCGACCCGACCGAGGATGGCGCTAACGCCTCAAGCGACCAGCCCACCGACTTCAGCGAAGAGGAGGAAGCAATGCCACGAGCGATGCCCAAGGTAGGAACCCCGGTCTGGCACCGGCTGCGGAGCAACCGTGAGTGGGTGCCCGCGGTGGTGATCGACCAGATGGACGGCACGAAGCTGGATCCGCCGTTGGACGAAGAGCAGCTCCACCTGCAGGTCTCGCTTGACCGCGCGCGCCATCACGCAGCCAGCACCACCGGCTACCGGCTGAACGTGCCCTACGGCACCGAGCCCGGCGGCTGGCTGCCGGAGCGTCCACGTGATGCGAATGCGGTGTTCGCCAGGGAACAGGAAGACGAGCAGCGGACGATCGAGATTCGCAAGCAGCAGATGCGGGACAACGCCTAAGGCGTGGTATGATCCTGGCAAGCGAATAGCCCTCGGATCAGATCAGATCGGGGCGGTCTCCCTTCACGGGGAGACCGCCCCTTTTTTTGTGCCCGAACGGAGGGGCTCAGTGCACTACGAAGCGGCCACCCTGACCGGGACGGAGACGCCCCTTCGCGAGTTCGTACGAGAATCGATTCGCCCGCTTCGTGACCGAGTTTGTGGATCCTCTCCGTCCGCGCTGAAGAATGCCATAGCCGTCTTTGTCCAGATGCCCCGTAAAGAGCCAGCACGGCCCCAAATCTGCTTGCAAGACAGGACCATTCTTCTCGACCAGCGACCAGAAGCGTGCGACGAACTGTGCATCAGTCAGTTGGCGAGCGCTGGTGTAGCACGCCCGGGAGCAGTAGCGGGCCTTACGTCCACGCGGAAACACGAAGTCCTTCCCGCACTGAGGACAGACTCCGTAGGTCATCGCTGCGCGCCGGCACTCCAGAGAGCAATAGCGCAGCTTCTTGATCTGCGATGGGGGCATGGGACGGGTTTGCCCGAACGGAGGACAGGTGAAAGTGCTGGGGGTAGACTGAGGATGCGCCATGGAATCGACCTCCGTGGTGCCAAGCCCCCGGTGGTTACAGCCACGCGGGGGCATTGCTATGCCCAGATTTTACCACTCGTGCACACTGGAGCGCAGTAATGGAAACAGTAGGCATTCCAGGCGTGGAAATAATTCGCATTGGGCGTTGGAATGGTCGCGAGTACACGGGCGCCGATCTCGACGCCATGGTGGGCGCCTTCCACGCCCTGCGCGGGGTCTACAACGTCCCCGGCAAGCTCGGCCACAACGATGAGCAGCAGCTCCTCGCCTCCGATGGCCTGCCCGCCGCGGGTTGGGTCACCAACCTCTACCGAAAGGGCAGCACCCTGCTGGCCGACTTCGCGGACGTGCCGCGCAAGGTGGCCGACCTCATCAAGGCCAACGCCTACCGCTCGCGGAGCTGCGAGATCTGGTTTAACGCCGCGTTCGAAGGCACCGTCTACCCCGCCGTGCTGAAGGCGGTGAGTTGGCTGGGCGAGGACGCCCCAGCGGTGAGCAGCCTCGACGACATCGTTGCCCTCTACCACGACGACCAGAACCGCGAGGTCACGATCGTCACCCTCTCCGATGACAGCTTCGACCGCATTCGCTCGCTCGTCTTCGGGGCGCTCTGCGACAGCTACCCGTATCTGTGGGATGACGAGTGCTGCTGCTACCCGCAGGGCGCCAACCTGGACGGCCCCTCGCCGTCGATCCGCGATCTGTACGCCGACCGTGTGATCGTGATGGACCAGGATGGCGATGACTTCTGGATGGTCCCCTACTCCATTGACGATGCGGGGATGGTCACGCTCGGCACCCCGGTGCCAGTGAAGATCGAGTACGTCCCCACCGGGCAGTCAGCCGAAGCCGCGGCTGCCCTGGCCAGCGCGGCGGATCCCACCCCGCGCGCTGCCGCTACCCCTCCACCTGCGCCCGCGGCGAATCCCGCCGGCGCTCCACCGACGTCTGCGAGGGCGTCGGGCACCTCACAAGAAGGAGCGGAAACCATGACCGATGCGGAGATTCGCGCGCTGCTGGGCCTGAAGGAGGATGAGGACGTGAAGACGGCCCTCATCCGCATGCGGGCCACCCAGGTCGAGCTCGCAGACCACGAGGCGGTGAAGGCCGACCTCGTGGCGGAGAAGGCCAAGAACGCCGAGTACGTCCGGCTTGAGGCTGAGCACCAGGCGGACACCCTGGTGGATCAGGCGATCCGGGACGGCAAGGTCCTGCCGAAGATGCGGTCCTGGGCGCGCAGCCTGTGCCTCTCGAATCAGGAGGCCTTCACCGCCTACCTGGAGAGCTCGCCGAAGCTCGTCGAGTTCGGCGAGAACGGCTCCAGCCAGTCCAGCGAGGGCGCGCCGGAGATCGGCGACGCCGCGCGGACGATCGGCCAGAAGATGGGCGTCCCCGAGGAGCGGCTGGCGGATACCCGCCCGCTCTCCGAGCGCCTCGCCGAGCGGCGGCTGGCCGCAGCCGGCGTGCAGTAGCTCCCACGCTACCCATCCCACGCATCAAGGAGTAATCCATGACCGCACTTTCAGCGGATCGCAACACGCAGTCCAAGGGTAGCGGGACCATCAAGAGCTACCCCGTCGAGGCCAGCGTCACCATTTACAAGGGCGGGCAGGTGGTCCTGTCCGGCGGCTATGCCCGCCCTGCCCGCAACACCGTGGGCGAACTGGTGATCGGCATCGCCGACGAGAAGGTCGACAACAGCGCGGGCAGCGCGGGTGCCAAGAACGTGCGCGTGCTCTCGGATCGCCACTTCCTGCTGGTGGCGGCGGGCATGGCGCAGACCGACGTCGGCAAGCCCGTCTTCGCCCTCGACGACCAGACCGTGCAGCTGGCCCCCGGCGCGGGCGGCAACCTGGCCGGCTACATCAGCGAGTATGTGTCGGCCACCTCCGTTTGGGTCTACGTTTCGAGCCCCACCGGCCCGCAGGCCGAGCAGGCCAGCGCGGGCGTGGCGACCGCGGTGGCTGGAGCGGCGACGCTCAGTCAGCTCAGCGGCACCATTACCTCCGAGGCGCTCACCACCGCCGCGGCGGCGCAGTACACGCTGACCCTGACCAACACCAAGATCGCGGCCACCAGCCGCGTGTTCGCCAGCGTGGACAACGGCACCAATACTCAGGGTGTGCCGGTAGTCACGCGGGTGACGCCGGGGGCCGGGTCCGTCGTGATCCTCGTCCAGAACAACCACGCCTCGCAGGCCCTGAACGGGACGCTGAAGATCAGCTTCTTCGTCATCCCGTAGCGAACCGGAGGGGTGCGCCCGGTACCTCCCAACGGGCGCACCCCTCACCCAAGCGAAAGGCAATTGAACATCCCCCTCACGCTGAAGATGCAGTAGGCGGACACCTACCGGGGGCACTCGTAAGGAGCGCATCCGATGGCTGTCGTTACCAGCGATTTCCTGGCCGGTCTGTTCACCAACTTCCGCGTGATCTGGGAGGATGCCTTCCTGGCCGCGTCGAGCGCGGTGGACTATGAGCGGTACTGCACGATTGTCCCCTCGGAGACGGACACCGAGTCCTATAACTGGCTTGGCACCGTTCCCAAGATGAGCGAGTGGATCGACCAGCGCAACCTGCAGGGGTTGGTGCCGTCGACCTACAGCCTCAAGAACAAGCACTACGAGGCGTCGATCGAGGTCGACCGCGACACCCTCGAAGACGACAAGTACAACCTGATCCGCCCGCGCATCCAGCAACTCGGGCAGGAAGCGGCCCGCTACCCAGCGGAGCTGGCAGTGACCGCGCTGGTGGCCGGGGGCTCGACCGCCTGCTATGACGGCGCGAACTTCTTCTCCGCCTCCCACAGCGAGGACGGATCGGGCACGCAGTCCAACACCAACACCGGGACCGGCACCACGCTGGCCCAAGTGCGGGCGGACTTCATCTCTGCCCGGACGGCCATGCGCCGCACCAAGGACGGGAAGGCCCGCCCGATGAACCTGCGACCCGACCTGGTGATTGTGCCGCCGGACCTGGAGGACGTGTTCGAGCAGCTCATCCACACCAACATGATCGCCCTCTCCAGCGGTACGCAGCAGTCCAACGTGCTGCTGAACGCGGCGGACATCATGGTCGATTCGCTGCTCACCGACCTGAACGACTGGTTCCTGCTGTGCACGCGCCAGCCGATCAAGCCCCTGCTCTTCCAGTGGCGGAAGCAGCCGGAATTCGCGGCAGTGAACAACCCTTCGGACGCGGAGGTCTTCAAGACCAAGAAATTCGCGTACGGCGTGGACATGCGCTGCAGCGCGGGCTATGGCCTGTGGCAGATGGCCCAAAGAATCACGAATTGATTTGAGCGGGTGGGCAGGTTAGGTCTTATGGCGCTTTCCCCGAATGATGTCGCTGACGGTCGATTGATGGATGCCATAGCGCTCCGCGATGACCTTCTGCATCGCCGTGCCCGAAGCGTACAACGCTCGGATCTCCATGGTCTGAGCGTCCGTCAGCTTGGCCTGCCCATTCCGCTCACCTCGATGTGGTCCGCATGACCGCCTACGCCACCATCGCGAACGTGCAGGGTGAATGCCCGCACTTCACGATCACCTCCACTAGCAAGCCGACCACCACGCAGGTCCAGGAGTACCTCGACAACTGCGCGGGGGAGATTGACGCTGCCCTGGCGGTGAACGGCGTAGCGGTACCCGTCTCCTCGCCCGCGTGGTTCGTCGCGGACCTGGAAAGCCTGAACGCGATGGGCGCCGCGGCGCGCACCCTCATGGCGTGGCGGCCCGATCAGGCCGGCCCGACCGGGAACGGCCAGGGCTACACCCTGTGGCGGCAGTACCAGGCGCGGCTCGCCGAGTTCCGCAAAGGGGTTGGCATTCCGGTCGGGGTGGCCGATGCGGAGATCACGCAGGCCCCGCGCAGCTACTTCGTCGATACGGGGTCGATCGGCTCCGAGACGGCCACCGACGACTGGGGAAAGACGGTCGACTCGGCACCCGTCTTCACTATGGGCAAGGTCTGGTAATGGCGAACAGTCCCTTTGTCCTCGAGTTCGCGTTCGACGGCGACGTGCAGATCATGACCGGGCTCAGCCGCTTCGGCGAGTACGCGCGTGACCTTCGGCCCGCCTTTCGCGAGATCTCGGCCGACTTCAAGCAAGTGACCGCCGCAACCTTCGCCGCGCAGGGGCCTGGCTGGCCCCCCCTCAATCCGCGCTACGCTGCCTGGAAGGCTCGCCACTACCCGGGGCGACCGCTCCTGGTGCGCACCGGTGCGCTGCAGTCGGCGGCCACCGGGGGCAGCGGCTACGTCGAGCGCCTGGAGCCGCTGGTCATGCAGCTCGGGGTGAACGTGCGGTACGCCCACTTCCACCAGCAGGGCACCGGCCGCATGCCCGCCCGGAAGCTGGTCGACTTCCGCGAGGATCCCGCCGTCCAGCGGCGCTGGGCGAAGATCATCCAGCGCCACCTCGTCCGGGAGAGCCGGCGGGCCGGCCTGAGCGGGCGGGAAACATGACGCTCGGCCTGGCGGAAAGCGCGGTCGACCTGATCCGCGGCTACCTGGAATCCAACCTGGCCACATACCTCGCGGCCGTTAACACGCAGTACTCGGGCGACGGTCGGAACATCACCCTGGCCGCGCCCACCAGCTACGAGGCGGCCGAGCTGGAAGAAGGCTTCCAGTCGCCGGTGCTGATGGTGCTGGCCGATGAATCGGTGCGCGCGGACATCGTCAATGAGACGGCGATCTTTGCCACCCGTCACGCGCTCACCATCATCGTCGCCGATGAGGATCCGGATCGCTCCAACCTACGCCGCCGGCTGTATCGCCACGTGCTGGCCATCGTGAATTGTCTGCGGACGGGTGAGCAGGCGGTCGCCTTCAGCTTCTTCTGGCGAACGCCGTACGCCCAGTACACGCCCATCTACGTGAGCGCGGAGAGCATGTTTGCCGCCGACGCGCAGGTCTACATCGAAGTCCAACTGGAAGAGGTGAACTGATGGCCAGCAAGAAGGATGCCCCGACCGTGCAGGTCACTCCCTGGGGTTTCGGCTACGGCGGCGTGGACCCCGCGACCGACTGGCTGCCGGGCGTGCCCGCGCGCGACGTCAGCCTCGAGGAGTTGGCCGAGCTGGGCATCGACCCGGACCTACTCAGCCACTCCAGCCTGTACACCCCGCTCCTCAATGTCGAGGAGATCGACCCGGAGGCGGCGCCTCCACCGACTGAACCACCGACGGACCAGCCGTCAGACCAGGAGGCGTAACCAATGGGCTCAGCGATGACGCAGCGGCGGTCGATACCCACCCTCGGCGGCATGATGACGGGCGTGTTCAGAATCGGTCATCACCTGCAGATTCTCGGGGCGGTCATCGTCCTTTGTCTCATTGCGGTGATGCACAACCTCATCGTCCCGAATCAGGCGCCCCAACTGGACTTCCATCACGAGATGGGAGCGGCGGACATAGCCGCGCTTGCTGGCTCGGGGATGGTCTGGCACGTAGACCAGGACGTACCCATGCGAGTCTCGGGTCCATCCGTGGTTGCGCTGACGGCCGTAGCGGCACTCTTCGCACATCTCGGCCGTGTAGCTCTTTCGATTCCCGCACGCACAACGATTCTTGCCCAGACGTGGTTCGGCGCACATCTTGCAGCGAGCCGACGTTCGTTTCTTTCGGTTGCCACAGGCGCATTGATCGTAGAGCGGAAGCCGCTCATGGCCGACCCAGCGCTCCGCGGCCAGCGCGCGGGCGTGGCAGCGCAGACAGACCGTTTGCTCCACGCCCTTCAACTCACCGCACTGCGGACAGGCGTCTTTTGGATGTTTGGTCTGCCGGGCTCGGCAGTAGCCGCACAGATCACCGATCGCCTTTCGGCGTGGTGAACCGCAGTTCGTACAGTTCGGAACGTTCATTAGCGGAATTGTACCCGCTGGAAAGGGGCTAACGTGGGTGTAGCCGTAGAAAGAGCCAGATACATTCAACTCGGCAAGCAGTCCGCGTTTGATACCGCGGTGGCCGCCACGGCCAAGTACCCGGGTGAGCTGACCTTCACCGAAGAGAACGACTTTTACGAGCCGGACTACCCGCAGAGCGTGCGGGCGCAGGTCAGCGGCCAGTTGGTCAACGTCCGCAACGGCTTCAGCGGTCAGTACAAGAGCGAGCTGACCTATGAGGAGTTCCCCACCTTCGCGTCCATGTGCCTGAAGGGTGGCGTCACCCCCACCGGCGCGGGCACGGACAAGACGTGGGTGTGGCTGCCGCCGGTGGCGGGCGACCCCGCCCCGAACTACTACACACTGGACTTCGCCCTCAACGACTGGTCGACCCAGTGGGGCCGTGAAGTCCCGAACGTGCTGTGCTCCAAGATGCAGATCCAGATTCCCTTGAACGCTCCGGCCACCTTCTCCGCGGACCTCTTCGGCGGCAAGGTCGCTGTCGCGGCGCCCACTGCAGCGCTCACCGCGATCACCGGTCGCGAGATCGCGAAGGGGAACCTCACCAAGATCTACGCCGATGCGGCCGGGGCCGGCCTGGGTGGCACCCAGGTCTCTGGGATCGTGCTGAGCACCACGCTCGACATCTCGGGAGGGCTGCGCCCGGACTTTACCCTCGACGGACGGGCGGGTCTGGACTACGGCAAGTACCTGTACGGCGATGCCGAGGCGATGCTGACGGTCGTCATGCAGGCCAACGTGACGGCCAACACGGAGATCGTGAACTGGCGCGCGGGCACCAAGCGATTCTTCCGGGTGATCACGACCGGCTCGGTCATCACCGGCATCGTGGTGAAGACCCTCCAGTTCGACATCTGCGCGGAGTTCGTGGAGAAGCCGGTCATCAGCAGCCAGAACGGGAACGACATCGTCACCTTCAAGGCGAAGTCCAAGTACGACGCGACCTGGGGAAAGATCTTCGAGGTCACCAACATCAACGCGCTGTCAGCGCTGCCGTAAGGAGGGCCCATGGCCAATCGAGCCGAGCGGCGGCGTCAGGCGCGCGAAGAGGAGCCGGCGCCGCCGGTCCCCACGGTCTACAAGAAACCGCCCCCGCGCGAGGTGAAGTCAGATGACTTCGTGCTCCTGGTGGGCGAGGAGGCCTACCGCCCGCACTTTGGCGAGTCGGTCTGGATTGTGGAAGGCTCCAACCCCATGGCGGACTTCCTGGTCTTCGAAGACCTGAAGGCGGACCCCTCCGAGGATCGGAACGTGCGCCACTTCGGGAACATCGTGGCGCTCATCAAGCGCTACCTGGTTCGCTGGAACTGGACCGACGCGGCCGGCGATCCGCTCCCCCAGCCGCGCGATCCCACGGACCCGGTGCGCTTCCTTTCCACCGATGAGCAGCTCTACCTGCTGGGCGTCTGCCAGGGTCGCACGGAGGCAGAGGAAAAAAATGGCTCCAGCGCCTCGCCAATGCCACCATCGGCATCCCCGGAGCCCCCGGCGAGCCTTTCCGACGAGGCGCCGATACCGATGAGCAATGGCTCAGCCTGATCTGCGAGGCCTTCCATTGCACGATCGACGTGGCGGAGCGGCAGGATCGGCGCAAGGTGCGACGCGTGCTCTACGCCCGAGCGGCCGAGCAGGCGGCCAAGGCGAACCGGGACGGCACGATTGTCGACCACCCCGAGTACATGCACGTCCTGTTGCAGCTCCAACAGGCCCAGAGCATGAGTCTCGAGGATTGGATCCGACAGCGAAGGCGGCCCCATCGTGAGTGATGGCATAGAGATCCTCGCCATCCTACGCGGGGATAACAAGCTGTCTCAGCCGACCGACCAAGCCCGCGAGAGCGTCGAGCGGCTGGTCCGCGCCGGGCACGAAGGCAGTCGGAGTCTCAGCGGCCTGGGGGACGCGTTCGGTTCGGTCGCCAAACAGGCGGCCGGGTTCGCGGTGGCCATCGTGGCGGTGGACGCGGCGCGAGCCGCCATCGACCGGCTGCGGGGTGCAGTCGACGCGGGATTCAAGTTCAACAACCTACAGCAACAATCCCTGCTCGCCTTCGAGACCATGATGGGATCGTCGGACGCGGCGAAGCAGCACCTGCAGGACCTGACGGCCTTCGCTGCACAGACCCCATTCGAGTTGCCCGGCGTGATCGACGCTTCCCAGAAGCTGCAGGCGATGGGCTTCCAATCGCAGCAGATCATCCCCATGCTTGGTTCCATTGGCGACGCCATGGCCGGGCTGGGCAAGGGCGACGAGGGCATCAACCGCGTGGTGATGGCGCTCGGCCAGATGCAGGCGAAGGGCACGGCATCGGCCGAGGAGCTGATGCAGATCACGGAGCTCGGCGTGCCGGCCTGGGAAGGTCTCGCCAAGCAAATCGGGGTGTCCGTGCCCGAGGCGATGGACCTGGTGAGCCGCGGCGCGGTCCGTTCCGGCGATGCCATCGCCGGCGTGCTCAACCTGATGGACGAGCGATTCAACGGGTTGATGGAAAAACAGAGCCGCACGTTCGGCGGACTGGCTTCTACCCTACGGGACACCTTCAACCAGGCGATGGGCACCGTCATTGAACCGTTCTTCGACCGCGCTACGGAGCAGATGCAGCGCCTGACCGACGCGGCCAACCGCCCCGAGTTTCAGGCTGCGCTGCAGGGGATGGCCCGGGGCTTCGATGACCTGCTGACCCGCATGGCCCCGGTGGCGGACTTTCTGGAGTCGCAGGTGCTGCCGAAGCTGGGCGGGATCGGGGAGGCGTTCGGGAGCGTCTTCGGCGCCAGCAACCTGAAGGACTCGCTGGACGCGATCGACAAGACGGTTGCCCAGTGGGCGGAAGCATTCGTCGATTGGGTACCCGGCGCGGCGGAAGCGCTCGGGAAGAAGGTCGAAGAGATCTGGGGCGTGCTCGGGCCCTGGGTGGAAGAAAAGGCCAAGCTGCTCGCCCAAAAGTTCCTCGAGCAGTGGCTACCGGCTACCGTGGACTGGATTGTCGATCAGGCCCTTCCGTGGGCCATCACGAAATTCACCGAGTTCGCGGGCGGCATCCTCCAGTGGGTGGAGGACAAGGGTGCGGCCATGATGTTCGCGGCCGGGGCCAAGCTCAAGGATGCCCTGCTAAGAGGCATGGCCAGCGGGATTGGCGCTGGCGCGAGTGCGGCCGGGACCTGGGTAGACGATCAATTCAATGGCACCCGCGTCAGCCAGGAAGAGCGTGCGCTCGGCTACGCCAATTACGACCCGACGGTTACCTCCGGTGGGGTGACGCTCCGTCAGTCGGAGATCCAGGCCAACGTAGCTGCCTTCAACGCGGCCTGGGCCGAATACAGCGCGAATACGTTCCCGGAGACCGTCTCGGAAGTGATCGCCGAAGCGACCACCGCGGCCGGCCCCGCGGCGCGGGAGGGCGGCACCTACACCGGGAACCAATTCGGGGGAGCTACGCGCGCACCGGCCGTGGCAGGTGCGAAGGGCGCTGGCCTCGCGGCGGGCGAGGCCATGCAGGAGAGCGCGATCGAAGGTTTCATGCGGGCGGCCAGCGCAGAGACCCGTTTCGCGGCGATCTTCGGGGAGTGGGGCGGCAAGGGCGCCAACGCGCTCGAAACGGCCATGCGGGAGAACAGCGGGGCGGCCGGTGCCGCGCTGCGGACCTGGGTTCAGGACGCCACCACCAAGATGCGCGAGGCTGGGATTACCGACTTCCAGGACGTCGCGGACGCGCTGGCCGGCGCCTTCCATGATGCCTTGATCGAGCGGGGCAACCCGGCCGCGCGAGCAGCGGCCATGGAGATGATCCGGACGGTCACGGAAGCCATCAAGGCAGCCAACGCGCTGACCCCGGAGAGCTTCGCGAAGGCCTTCGACGCGGCCCAGCTCTCCGCCAGTTTCGGCAGCGGCGGCGCCTCGATCATGGATGCGCTCAACCGAGCGTGGGAGGAAGGCGGCCAGCAGAACATTGCCACCCTGGCCCGCTCCGTCCAAAGCATGCAGGCGACGCTCCTGCAGAACCCGGACCTGTCGCCAGAGCGGGCGAGCCAGCTGGCCGGCGAGCTGATGGACGCCTTCCGCACCATGATCACGGACAAGACGCCTGAGACGCGGGCCGCTTTCGAGTCGATGCTGCAGAACCTGAACCTCGAGCTGCCGCTCGAGATCGCCCGACAGAAGATGGAAGAGACCATCAACGTGGCCATCCAGCGGACCGAAGAGACGATCACCAACGCCAGGCAGCGGGCTGAGCAAGAAGTTGATCAGCTCTGGGCTGACTTCCGGCGGAATGAGGAGCGACAGGGCCAGCGGGACGCGCTGCAGCAAGGCTCGAAGGGCGAGACCGACGCGGAGAACACCCGCTATCAGCAGGAGCGCCAGCGGGTCCAGGACACGCGCGAGACGCGCGACCTCGAGCGGGATATCAACCGCTACGTCGAGGACACCACGGAGAAGCGGGCGAAGGAGCTGGCCGACCTCCAGGCGTCGATGCGCAAGCGGGCCGAGTCCGCGGGGAAGGACGCCAACCTCGGCCAGGGGATGGGGAAGGCCCGCAGCGAAGTCGACGATGAGATGCAGAAGCTCAAAGACCGGTGGGCAGCGGAAGATGCGCAGCGCGCCAAGCAACAGCAGCGCGCGACCGACGATCGTACCCAGCGGAAGGCCGACCAGACCGCGGACCTGAACGCCGCCGAAGAACACCGGCGGGCGCTGGAAGGGATCGCTGATCGGCTGAAGGCTTCAGCGCGTGACCTTGAGAAGTCGTTCACCAATGAGGACCTGCTACGCCGACAGCAGGACATCCTAGACCGGGCGGCCGACGTCGAGAAGAACGCCAACGCGGCGCTGGCCGAGACGGAAAGGGTCGCGAAGTTGGAGTACGGCAAGTTGGAGGGCCGGATGGAGTTGATCCGTGATACCCTGCTGCCCCAGATCAAGGATGTGGCCGACTCGACCTACGATGGGATGGTTGAGGATCTTCAGAAAGCGGTGAGTCTGGCAGCCTCGCTGCACGGCGTCAATAGCGGCGGTGGGACCACCGGCGGAGGCACTACCACCGGTGGTCCCAGCGGCAGCTTATCTAGCGGCAACAGCGCCACGCTCGAGCTGTCCCCCGCCAGCATTCACGCGCTCGCCGCCGCCCTCGCCGCGAACCCCATGGTGGCCGTGATCGACCAGCACCATCTGGAGAACGGCATGGTCGCGGGCCAGATGAACCTCGCCGCGCGGGGAGCCCGCGCATGGCGGTGAAGACGCTGTACTTACTCAACTCCCTCTTTGCCGGCTCGGCCATGATGGCGCTGCAGGACGGGGGATCGCCGCCAGCCACCGCGACCACCGGCACCGGATGGACGGTCGGCACCACGGCGGCTACCGCCTACGCCCTACTGGCGGCTGGCTTCCTGCGCGCTTCGTCGGTCTTCGGGGCCACGGTACTCCCGACGGATGTTGAGCTCGATCCCACGCTCGGCGATGCGTGGGAGGCCGGTCCGTTCACCGGCCAGTTCGCGGCCGGCACCTGGACCATCACCATTCCGGTGGTCGCGGTCAGCAGCGGTGGAGACCAGGACGGCGCGCTGCGGGCACGGCTGTGGGTATCCGATCAGGTCGACGGGAGCAAGGCCCGCGAGGTCACACTGGGACCGCTGGTCAGCTCCGCGGTGACCAACCTCACCCCCGGTTCCCCTCAGACCTGCACCATCACCTTTAACCCCGGGCGGTTCGGGCTGCAGGCGGAGTACCTGTTCCTCCAGCTCGCCTGGGTCATCTCGGGCGCAGGCGGCGCGGCGGACCGCGACGTGCTGATTCGGGTCGGCTCGGCCTCCAAGATCGTCACCCCGGACTTCAGCAGCACCCCCAACGGGGACGCCGTGGTGCGCCTCCTGGTGGACTGGGACGACGACGGCGACTTCGACGAGACGGACGTCAACGGCGATGGCGTCAGTGAGGATCTCAGCACCGACGGGCTGGAGGTGAGTTGCTTCACCGGCCGTCAGAGCGGCCGCCTCACCGAGCAGGTGGCGGCTGGCTGGTTCCGCGCCACGGTCGAGAACCTGTCCGGCTCGCTGGCGGCCTTCGACGGGCGGGCCCTGGGCAAATACAGCCCCTTCGCGCGCTCGGTGAACTTCGACCATCTCCCGGCCACCGACCGCAAGGTGCAGTTCCGGAGCATGGTGCCGGTGGTGGACTACCTGTGGACCGGGACCCTGGTCGATCTCCGCCCGGTGACCGGACGGGATGGTCAGGCAAAGGCCTACCTCGAGGCGCTGGGTCCGCTCTCGGAACTGGCAGTGCCGGAGATCAGCCTGGCCCCCACCCGCGCCGAGGACCTCATCACCACCGGCGGGCACGTGGGGCGGGTGGCGGATGCGGCCGGCTGGTCGGCCACTGCGCGGGACATCGACGACGGGGATGTGTACGTCGGGGTCTGGAGTCCGCAGGACCTGATCGCGCTCGACGCCATCCACCTACAGGAAGACGTCGAGCTTGGTCTGGCCAGGGAGTCGAAGCGAGGCGACCTCGTCTTCGAGTCGCGCAGTCGGCGCCTCACCCGCCCCGCATCGGTTACCTCGGCGCAAACCTTTACCGACGACATCGTGTTGGACGTGCACTACACGGACCTGGTTCCCAGTGGATACAGCTTCATGCGGACCGAGGTGTTCGACGTGGTGAACTACGTCCTGCCGGCCTTCGTGGTGGACACGAACCTGGGCGTGCTGTGGACCTACACCGAGGCGGACTACGAGACGTCCGGCCGCTTGGTGCAGTACGACGTGTTCATCCCGGCCGGGGCGTCACGCGCCTTTACGGCCACCTTTGGACTCAATAACCTCAACAACCAATTCGTGGACCAGTGGACTACCCCGGTGGTCGGGACCGACATCCTGTTTGACGCCCCCATCGTGGCGGGCGATCTGGCCGTCTCGAACGTCGAGAAGGCCGGCAACCAGATGAAGTTCACGGTCACCAACAACGCGGCGGTCACCGCGCACCTCACCCGCATCATGGCGCGCGGCTTCCGGGCCCAGGCGGTCGATCCGCAGAAGGTCACCGTGGGCAGCGGCAAGCGCACCTATCCCCGCCCGGGCCAACTCTACCGCAGCACGAGCGACGCCCAGAGCGCGGGCCAGCTCCTGATGAATCGCCATCGGCTGAATCGTCCGGTGCTCGTGATGCCGATGGACAGCCGCATGTCCACCGCGCAGCTCGTGCAGTGCTTCCGTCGGGAGGTCAGCGACCGGGTGATCGTGGAAGGGCTGCGCCTCAAGACGCGCCTCGGGATCAGCAACATGGCCTGCTACATCGAGGGCATCGGCCAGGACTTCCGCATGACCCCCGATCGCGGCCTGGAGATGCAGACCACCTTTGTGCTGAGCGCGGTGCAGCCGCTGACCGAAAACGGTGCGCCCTTGACTGCGGGCGAGAACCCGACCAACTACTGGATCTTGGGAACCGGGGCGCTAGGCAGCACCACGGTGCTGAACTAATGGAGAGTCGCTGATGGCCTACCGCAGCATGATCACCCGGTACAACGGCTACGCGGTCCAGGACACCGAATACAACCAGCTGATCGCCAACGATGAGGCGGTGAACCGCGACCCCATCTGGCCACCCATCCTGCTGGTGAGTGGCACCGGCACCGCGCTGGTCGCGGTGAACAACCATGTAGTGGCCTCGCTCGGCGATGCGAGCAACGATGGCACCGGCTACTTCGCCGGCTTCCGCACACCGGCCGATTTCATGGGCGAGGCGAGCCGTGGGCTGGTCGAGGCGAAGCTCCTCATCAAGAGTCCCCAGACCGGGAACGTGCGGCTGTCCCTCGCCGCGTCCTGGGGCCCAGACGGTAGCGACGACAACGCCACCACCGATAGCATGGCGGTGGCCACCTACGCGGTGACCGCCAACCAGCTCACCGCGGTCGACATCAGCGCGCTCTTCACGGGCCTGGTGGCCAACTGCGAGGTCGGATTCTCCGTGACGCGCGTCGGGTCGGATGGCGCCGACACGGTGACCACTCTGTATATTTACCCGGCATACCTGAGACTAAAACAATGATCTGCTTAGATATGCGCCCATTGCTTACGTTTAATGATGTTTCGCACTTGATCGGTCGAGATGTGAAACTGCGTGGCCAGTTGGGCGATGGTCGCTCCCTGCTCTGCCTGGTCACGAAGGCGAAGAACGTCGTTCGCGGTCATCTTCGCATGGCCATTCTGCTCGCCTCGCTTCGCCAGTTCTGGATGCTTTCGCAAATGGTGGGCATCCCCGCGAGCATGCTTGGTGGTTGCTCTGCCCTTCGCGTGCATATCTCTCAGGTTGTCCGCGTTGGTGCCTGGGAACAGGTGATCGGGTCGCACGCACGGCGGGTTGTCGCAACGATGGCAGGCGTCGTGTCCCGGTGGGAGTGGCCCATTCGCCAATTCATACGAGAACCGATGTGCCAGTTGTGGTCGATCCCCGACTCGAAACTCTCCGTATCCCCCCTGATTCGTCGCGGCCGTCCATGGCCAGCAAGGCCCGAGTTCAGGACGGTGGGGAGGGATGGGCCCGTGCTTGTTCACCTTTTCCCAGAACCGTTCGGCAACGTCCCGCGTCTGGTTTGTCGCGCGACAGGTGCGGCTGCAGAATCGCTGTTCGCGCAGATGCGCCGGTCTGGTGAAGGGCTGGCTGCACTGCTCACACGACAAGGTGACCGTATGCGATTCGTGGTAGCAACTTGCGCTGCAGTATTGCGCCTTCACTTGGCGACGGTTGCCCACGCGGAAGGATGCACCACAACGAGGGCAGTTCACTTCAGTACTGCTCGCGGCGGACTTACAGGCAGCGCTGCAGAACCGGCGCAGACCGCCCCGCGATGGGAACACCGAAAAGGCCTGCTGGCAGTGTTCGCAAATCTGCTCTGGCACACCCAATTATACGTCTACCCCGCGTACATCCGGCTGAAGCAGTAGGAGGCCCCATGCCCAAGAAGAAAGTGAGCGTGCACTACACCCTCCCCAATGGGATGACCGGCGTGCACGAGCTGGTGACCGACAGCCGCATCATGCTGGACGCGGGCACCCAGATGCCGTTCGAGCTGGCGGGCACGGACGTCGTCTACCTCAATCACAGCCTGGTCGTGATGACGGTGATCGACCCCTACGTCGAACCGACGGCTGAACCGGCCGCGGCGACAGCCACGACGGGAGAGGAGGCGTAGATGGCCACCGAATCGGTCACCACCACCTCGCTCTCGAGCGTGCCCAGCGGCACCAAGATCGCCATCGACACTGTCGACACCGACAAGGTCGTGCAGCTCATCAAGCTGCTGGACGGCACCGACGGGTCCGAGAGCCCGATCAAGGGCGCCAACGCGGCGCCGGGCTCCACGGACTACGGCCTGGTCGTGCGGCAGGTGGGCCTCCCGGCCGCGGCCGCGCTGGCGGATGGCACCTCCAACCCGACCCTGACCCAGATCCAGGCGTTCCTCGAGTACTTCAACGGCACGACGTGGGACCGCGCTCGGGGCACCACCAGCGGCCTGTATGCCCAGGGGCCGGCCGCGCACAACGCCGCCGCGGCCGGGAACCCGCTCCTGCTGGGCGGCTACGCGGCGACGGCCCTCCCCAGTGCGGTCGCGGCCGGGAACCTGGCGCGGCTCTACGTCGACGAGTACGGGCGGACGCACGTCATCGCGGGCGGGATCGGGGTCAACGTGGGGACCAACTTCACGCGCCCGGCCGACACCAACGCCTACGCCGCCGGCGACGCAGTCAACAACAGCACCAGCGCCCCCACCGTGCTGACCTTCAGCAGCACGGCCCGACTGAACGGGGGCAGTGGGACCATCCTCGGCGCAATCCTGGTGGATGAGAGCAACCCCACCACGCCGGGCATCTTCCGCTTGCTCCTGGCGGACACCACGTTCACCCCCAACAACGACAACGCCGCCTCCGCGCTCAGCACCACGATTGCGCGGACGTCCATGCCGCCGATCGAGTTCACCCGGCGGTTTGCCCTCGGCACCACCGCGCAGATCTACTTTGCGCCCGGTCCCTTCCCCTTCAAGTGCGCGAGCGGCACCTCGAGCCTCTTCGGAACGTTGATGGTCGACAACGCCTACACCCCGGCGAGCTCCGGTCGCTTCGACCTCATCCTGATCGTGCAGCAGGACTAGGATGTCGCGACCAGCGGGCCTCGCTCCCGCGCGACCGTACCAGCGGAGGCCGAGCAGCTTGCTCGATGGACTGGTGTTCTGCATGGCCCCACTCGACGGCACCAGTAGCCCGAACTACGACCTCACCGGCCGTGGGAACACTCTGACGAAGGGTGGAAGTGGAGCGGTCGGAATTGGAGGAAACCCAGCCGGAGGCAATGCGCCAGCCGGGAATGGCCCATCGGTCGATTACGAGCTGAGCAATAGCCAGTACCACTACCGCGCGTCAACGGGTGACTGTGACTTCCGAAACACGAGCTGCACGTTCAACAGCTTCATCAAGTTGGAGACGGCGGCAATCCAGGCGCAGATCATGGGCAGCGGGCAGTACGGAAACCCGACGATCCAACTCTATGTCGATGTCTCGGTGTTCCGATTCCTGTTCTCCTACAACTTCGGCTCCGTGGTACAGGCTACCGGAGGGTCGCCCAGCACCAACTGGCAGATGGTGACGGGGAGGGTTGACCGTCGAAGTTCGACCGATCTGCGAGTTCGACTCTTCGTGGACGGGGCCCCGGTTGACGTGGAGTACACCGGCACGAATGACCTCCAGGCCGATGTCACCGGCAACTTCTCGATGGGTGCACGGCCAGCACTTGCGGATTGGTTCTTCGATGGCTTGATGTGGCAGCCGAGCGCCTGGAAGCGGGCGCTGAGCGATGACGAGATCAAACAGTTGTGGAACCGCGGGCAGGGGCTCGCATATCCCTATTACGACGCGCCATAGGAGGACCACGTGGCCAGCAAGCGAGACGACATCCAGAAGCTGCAGGGACAGACCGTCTACCAGGTGCAGGTGATCCCAGACAAGGGCTGGCCCTACGCCCACGGGGAGGTGAAGGGGTACGCCAAGCGGGCAGACGCGGAGCAGATACTGACCGACCTGGTGAAGGGCTACCTCGACGGAGGCGCCAAGCTGGGGCTGGACCCACGAGCGGCGGAGTTCCCGGACGCGACCTACCTGGCTGGGACCAGCGAGGGGCACCTACGGGCCCGGGTGATCGAACGCAGCGCCTGGGACTGCCTGCCCCCGGCGGAGTCCGACCGCCTGCAGGCCGAGGTGGACGCCGAGGCAGCAACCGCCCAGGAGGTCGCGCGGGCCGCCGAGCTGGAGGCCGCTCGCATGGAAGCGGCGCTGTTCGTCGCGAAGCGGGATGCGAGCAAGGATCCATACGAGCAGGTGCAGCTCGGCAAGCTGGCCGACCGGGCAGAGGCGAAAGCCGTGGCAATCGAGCGCGAGATCGAGGAGCGCGCGCTGGAGGCGAAACGCGCCGAGGTGCTGGAGATGGCCGCGGCTCCCGCACGGAGTGCCGCGCGCAAATGACCATGCTCATGCTGCTCGGGGGTGGAGTGGGCAACGCCTACTCTGATTCCGACGGCTTCACCGTGGCGGATCCGCAGAACACGGTGCATCCGGAGTTCGCGCGGTGGTGCGAGACGGACTCGGAGATCATCCAGTCCGTGATCCTCGGGAACGTCATCAACCTGGGCGGGCAGGTCAGTTCTCAGGCCACGCCCAACCTGAGCGTGTTCGTGGCCGCGTACACCGCGACCATCCTGGGCGTGGCCGGCAGTGGCGGCGGCGCCAACCTCTCCATCCCGACGCCAGATCTGGCGAACCCGCGGATCGACCTGGTGACCGTTGATAGCAACTTCGCGATCCGCCTGACCCAGGGTACGCCGAGCGGGATCCCGTGTCCGCCCAGCCTGCCCCTGGGACACACCGCGCTGGCGTACGTGTACGTTGGCGCGCAGGTGACCCAGATTCTCAGCCAGGATCTGTGGAGCAAACGCATGCTGAAAGTCCCTTGAGGCGAGTAAACTAGGAGAAATCGCATAGCCCTCGGATTCGACCGAATCGGGGCGGCCTCTCAGTACTGAGAGGCCGCCCCTTTTTTGTTGCCCACGAAAGGAGCGAAATCATGCGCCGTTACTTTCTCGCCTGGCTGATGGTCACCCTGCTGCTCGTCATCGCGATTGCCCAGCCTATCCAGGCCGCCGCACCGAACGGGATCCGCTCCTGCGAAGCCTGCCCAGTCGTGCCACAAGTGAGACGCCCCACCGCTATCCCGACCGCCACGTCGAATCTGTGGGGTTGCGAGGTCGCACCGCCCGGCCCCGAGTGGCAGTGCATCGACGGCCAGTGGGTATTCGTGCCCAGCCCGACGCCAACCATCAACTGAGTGCCCACCGCGACCTGACATCCCAGCGGAGGGGAACCGCGAATGGAATCCAGCACCACGCAGATCATCAGTGCGCTGATTCTGATCATCACCAGCTTCAGTGGGCTAATGGTGTGGTTGATCAAGCGCCAGGACGCCCAGAACGAACGCCTCCAGGATCGCTATCTCACCCACATGGAGACCCGCGATCGAGAGAACACCGATGCGATGGCCCGCGTGGTGGCAGCCCTGTCCGAGGTGACCGCGACGCTGGTGCAGATCCGCGACCAGGACGCTCGCGAGCACCAGCAGATCAAGGATCTCGTGACGAACCAGGTCGACCGAACGCTGACCGCAATTGGACTGGCCGACATTCGGCCGAAAGGAAGTGCCACGTGATCGAGAAGCTGCAGAGCCGGAAGTTCATCACCTGGATGGTTGCCATGCTCATTGCCATCGCCGGCATGCTCAGCGGGGGGCTGTCCTTCCCGGAGTTCATGCTCGCCGTTGGTGGAGCCAGTGCCACCTACCAGGCCGCGGAGGGCATCGCCGACGCCGGTCACGGAATCGGCAGCGCGCGCACCGAATACGTGGGTGAGCTGACGGCCATCGAAGCCAATCCTCGCGGCTGAGCGCCATGGTGATCAGCCGCCAGCCGAACCAAACATCTCCGAGCCAACCCCAGTGACTGACTACCGCCTGAACATGGACCTCCATGATCTCGGCTTCACCGATCCCCAGATCGCGGAGTTGCTGCGGCTCAAGCTCGACATCACCGACGGGCTTCGCACTGAAGAGACGCGAGAGTCGCTACGCATGCGCTTTTTTCGCTGGCTATTCCGCCGGGGCAGGTTGAGCGGATGAGCGCCGCGCGCTGCCAGGGCTGTACGCAACGCTATCCGGTCGAACTGCTGGTGTTGGGGCTTTGCCCCACGTGCCGGGTTCAAAGGGGGTTGGGATGAAGATCAGCGAGCTGCCCGAAGACATCGACCTTGGCGATAGCCGAACGCTGCATTTCTTCCCGTGGGAGGGCGATGCCGCCGTTGCGTTCACCATGTACCACCCGTCTGCAAAAGACACCAAGTCCCACAAGTCAGGCGAGCAGTGTTCGAGCGGCGGCTACCTGGCGGTCGCCGAATGTCCACCCATGATCCCGGACAGTCAGCGCTGGACTGTCGAATCGTGGTTCCCCCTCACCCTGAGCCCGTCCATCCTCTGCCTCAGATGTGGTGATCACGGTTTCATCCGCGACGGGAAGTGGGTGTCTGCATGAGGCTCCGCCGGCGATCACCGCTCGGGCCTGGCTTCGGGATCGGCCGTCGGGTCGACCGTGGTGTGCCCAGCCTGATGTGGTGCAGCGACTCGCGTTGGAAGTGGCTCCCGTACTCGCTGGCGGATCTCATCTGTGCAGTCGTCAACGGCTACTATTGCCGCCGCTACGGTCACGACTGGTTGCCCCACCATAGCTATCGGAAGAGCGAGCAGGATGGACAGTGGCACGTCGGCCGCTACCTCTACGACTTCTGCACGCGCTGCTCACGGCGGTGGTATCGAGAGGGGCTGAGGGCAGACTGGCCCATGCCGCAGGTGTCGGCATGAGATCGCTCATCCTCGCGGTCTGGTGTCTCTCCATCGGCTGGGACGCCGCACTGCTCGCCATGGTGCACTTCGCATGGTGACCCTCTTCGGCTGCGTGCTGGATGCCGAGAACCCCGCGGGCTGCCCAGATCCGGCCGAGCTGCTCGCGGCGGGGTTCATGGTGGTGCGTCTGACCGCGAAGGACAGTCAGCAACTTTACGCCTACGCCGAACGGTTGCGCGCCGCAGGAATCAAGATCGTCCTGGTCTGGACCCTCGCCACGGTGGGCAAGCGACCCCGTGCCGAAGTCGTCGAGCGCATCGCCCGTCGCTGCCCGGCCGACTACCACATCATCGGCAACGAGCCCGATGCGATCTACAACCTGGACGACGACGGCAATCCCTACCCCAGCGACGCCAGCGACGCGATGGATGAACACACGTTCGGACCCTGGTTCGGCGCCGTGGTCACGCCCCTCCGTCACGTGCAGCCCAGCGCCATCGTCATCCTGGCGGGCATGGTCAGCGGCCAGCCGTGGGCCGCGCGCCGCTACGTCGACGTCGTGCGTCGCTCTGGCCATCGCCTCGACGGGATAGACCTGCACCTCTACAACACCCGCCCTGACGAGCTGGGCCCGAAGCTCGAGCTGTTCGCGGCGGAGTTCCCCACCCTACCGCTGTACATGTCGGAGTGGTCCCGCCCCGCGGCGGAGATCGGCGACTTCATGCGGGTACTGGAAGCGTTCGATGTGGCCTTCGCGCTGTACTTCGCCTGGATGCCGACCGACCTCGAAGGCCTGCGCGACGCCGATGGCCAGCCGACCGCCGAGTACTTCACCTACGCGGGCGAGCTGGCGCGCCGCCCTTTCGTTACCTCTGGACCTGTGGATACCGAATCGAATGGCGAAGGAGATGAGATGAGCAAGTACACCGTGGCCGAAGGCATCGCCAACGCGATGGCCGAGCGAGGCGATGAGCCCGCGAGCGATGAGACCTACCGCCCGGACGGGCAGACCAGCGAGGCGTTCGGACAGAGCGGCTGCTGGTACGTCTACCTGCCGGCGACCAACACCGTCCAGGTATTCGAGCCGACCAACCCAAAAGCGTAGCGCCCGCGGTGACCGACCTACGGGGGGCGCTCCCCACCCGCAGCGGCACTAGCGGGCGGTATCCACTCCGCGACGTGCGTCCGGTCGACCTGGCGGTCATTCATTACACGGCCAGCTCGCCAAGCACCACGGTGCGCGGGACGGCCGGCTTCCAGACCGGACCGGACGCGCAGCTCGACTTTCCCGCGATCGCCTATCACCTGTTCGTGGAGGCGAGCGGCGCGGTCTACTGGTGCCACGACTTCGACCGTCGCACCTGGGGCTCAGACGGCCCGGGCGTCAACGAGCGGGGCGTGCACATCTGCTACAGCGGCAATCGGGCCCCGACGGCCGAGCAGCTCGGCGGGATCCGCACCGCGATCCGCTTCGCTCAGCACCAGCTGGGGCGATCGCTCACCGTGGAGGGGCACAAGGATCGCAGCTCCACCAGCTGCCCGGGCCCCCACTGGCCGAGCTGGCGCGCGGCGGTGCTGCCATGAACGAATACCTGGTGAACAAGGCGACCCAGGTTGTGCACCTGCGGATTGATGGGCGCGTGTTCGAGGAGTGCAACACGGATGACATCTCCGAGGAGCATCTCGACGTCGTCGACGCGGATCCGGACGGCGAGCGCCTCGCGGGCCTGATGGGGCGCGGCTGTCGACTGTGCGAGCGGTGCTTCCCGGATGGAGACTCACGATGAACTACGATCAGGCCCGCCAGGTCGACCCGAGCTCGGATCGTCCCGACGCCGGGAAGTGGCGCTACACCCGCATGAACGACCGTCAGGTCTACGCGATCGGCTCCTGTTCACCCTTCGACAACTGCCCCGACTGCGATGGCATGCCGGCCATGTGCCGACCAGGCCGACCGGTGTGTACCACCTGCGAGGGCCGCGGCCTGGTCGACAGCGCGAATCCCTGCCCTGGCCACGACACGCCCGAGGAAGCCGAGCGCCACTACTACGAGTGGGAATCGGACCACCTCCACGAAGTCACGTTCAAGCCCCGCACCGGCGTGGTGGACGGTCGCTCTGAGTGCGAGGCGATGGTTCCCCTCACGACCGGCCAGACCGACGAACCGATCGAGGTCAGTGCCTGTCTCTGTCCGACGCTGGCAGGGCTGGAAGTCGATGGAGGGATGGACGTCGTAAAGCTCTGCGACGCCCACCGCAACCGCGAAGGATGGATGTCCGCCCGCCCGTTCACCCCGGGCATGGTCAGCATCCACTCGTAACCGCCATGGCGATGAAGTGGTATCTCCGCGCCTGCCCGGTCTGCGGCGGGGACATGCACGATGACTGGGAGGATCCGGGCTGGGTCACCTGCTTCATGTGCGCGCGGTCGTTCAGCCTACCCGACGTTGCCCCGGAGTGGCGACCTCAGCGCGATGAGCAGCCGCCGTCCGACCTCGGTCAGGAGATCCCGTCCTCGCTGCCGTCGTAGACCTCCAATCGTGGCGAGCTGGGCCAGTGAATCACCCGCATCCCCGACCGGCGGCGAAAGTCGAACGACAGAGAAAAGGCCCGGTGTCAAATACGACACCGGGCCTTGGGTCAGTTGGCCGCGCCTTGAGCGGCCAATACGCTCAAAGCTGCTGACCGGAATGCCGACCGCGGCGAGCATCACCCCGGCCGCGCACATCCCGCCGTCGAAATCGGTGAATTTGCCGGCGATCAACGCGAAGCTGTCGTCCTTCCGGTTGAGGTGCTCTATCACCTCTGCGATGCGATTGCGGTTGAGTGCTATTACATCCTCCTTATTTGGTCGGTGATTATGTGGGTGGGCATGCCGGCTACCCCGCTTGCGACTCCAGCCGCTCCAGGGCCAGGCTCAGCATCCCCGGCAGGGGCTGCTCACCCCGCTCCCACCGCGCGACGGTGGTGGTGGTGACGCGCAGGCGTTGCGCGAGTTGCTCCTGCGTCAAGCCCAACGACTGGCGGCGGGCCAGGAGCGTGGCCGGGGTCAATTCGGCGGCCACCTCGCGCAGGTGGTCGAGGCTCGCCTTGCCCTTCCCGAGTTGACGGATCCGGTACTCGGCATCCGACGCGTTCTGTCCGATGCCTTCGCCCAGCCAATATTGCCGGCCAGAGACCGGATGGCGGTCAATCAAGACTGCCTCGTCCTGGTCGGCCTCGATCACCCCCAGCTGGCGGGCCAGGCGGGTGAGCCGGCGGGTGGTGGGAGTCTCTTCGTAGCGATCCATTACCAGCCCCGGAACAGCGGCATGCCGAGCCGCTGTCGCTTTCCAACCGTCTCCGCCAGTCGCGCTCCATCCGCGCGGCGGTGGTTGATCCACCACCCCGCGTCCGCCTGCGCGAGCAGGACTGGAAGCCCGCGCTCCTGGTCAGGGAGCGGCCCCATCCACTCCCCCAGGCGCGCTTCGTTCGCGCGGATCTCCGCGATCTTCTCCGCGCGGATCCGCTCCGCCCACTCAACTTGCTTGTCTGACCCGCTCAGGGCGGGCAGGGTGGTCTCCACGATCGTCGCTCCCTCACTCTTGATACTAGAGTATATACACTACGTATAGTATTGTCAAGGGTTTGGGGGCGAATTTGTGAAATTGCCCCGACCAATTTCACCGTGGACACCCGTACGCCCGGTTCCCGGTCCGGTAGCACAGCGCCCAGTCCGGCCCCGTCGTGGCAGTCGGCGTCGGGCTCACGATCAGCACCCACCGACCGTCAACGCAGCGCCAGTCGCCCTCATTCGGTGGGTTCACCTCACAGATAAACGGATTGCGCGTCGGCGTGGGCGTCTGGGTGGGCCGCGCCTGCACTTGCACCGTGGGTGCGCCGCAGCCAAGCCGACCCGCGGTCTGGTAGCACGGCGCCCAGTCCACCCCGCTGGTGGCGGTCGGGCTCGGGGTCGGGCTGGGCACGAACACCCAGCGGCCACCGAGACATTGCCAGCCCGGCTCATTCGGCGGCGCAACCTCACAAATCCACTTGCTGCGCGTCGCGGTCGGCGTCGCGGTCTGGCGCGCGGTCTCCAGCGGGATCAGTACCCACTTGCCCCCGATGCACTGCCAGTTACCCTCACTGGGCGGCGCGACCTCGCAGCTCGCCAGATTGCGGGTGGCGGTCGGGGTCTGGGTGGGGCGCGCCTGGGCCGTCGCGGTGGGCGTGGTGCAGCCGAAGCGGCCGGCGGTCTGGTAACACAGATCGCCATCGGCGTGGGTGGGGGCCGCGGAGAAGAGCGCCAGGGCCAGGGTCGCCAGGGTAACCAGGATCAGTGCCAGCCGCATCGATCATCCTCCATACCATCTGCCTGCGACCAGTCTAAGCGAGGTACCGGAAGATTCAGCGTTTTTCGGGGGGCAAACTTGCCTGCTTCCTTAAAACCGATCGCCCGGAGAAAGCTCGCGAAACGCCTTGATTGCCCGCCGATCCGCCTCGGCAGAGCCGTACCGTCGCATCATCTGCACCGACCGCCAGCCGGCCAGCCGCATCAGGTCGCCCTCTTGCCCGCCTTGCTCCAGCCAGTTGCTGGCCGCGGTGTGGCGGAACAGATGGGGCCAGATGTACCGGGGCAGATCGGCCTGTCGCCCCCGCACCTTCACAATTCGATACACTCCAGCCCCGGTCAGTCCCCCGCGCGCGCCGAGCCACCAGACCGGCAACTGCTGATGGCGATGGCCCGCACGCGCCCGCTGATAGCGGTCCAGCGCTTGGGTCGCCTTGGCGCCGAAGGGACAGAGCCGCACCCGGTCCCCCTTCCCCCGCACCGTGGCAATCTGTGCATCGAGGTCGACGTCCGCGATCTGGAGTCCGGCCAGCTCGCTCCGCCGCATGCCCGTATCAAGCAGCAGGCGAATGATGGCCAAATCCCGCCGGTCCTCGAAGTTGCGCCCCCCACACGCCTTGAGCAGGCGCTGGATGTGCAGCGCGGAGAGCACCGCCGGCGGGTCCTCCGCGACCTTGGGGGGCTTCATGCGGGCCATGGGGGAGGCGGTCAACTCCCCTTCGTCCACCAGCCAGTTGAAGAACACCCGCAACCCGGCGAAGCGCGTGCGCGCGGTACTGTCGGAGCGCTGATCGAGCTGCTCTAAGATGAAGCACTCCACATGCTCCCGGGTGATGCCTATCGGTTTGGTCGGCATCCCCTCCCGGAGCAAGTACGCCCCCAGGGTGGTCACCGCATCCTGATACGACCGCACCGTGGCCGGACTCTTGCGCTCCGCTCGCAGGTGCCGCAGGAAGGACGCCAAGAGTGCCTGATACTCCGCATCTGGTTCCGCCTCCCGAGTGACCGTCTCCACCACGGTTAACATCTCACGTACTGACCCACCATTAGCCATATCGCCCTCCTGCCCGGTTAACGTTCTGATCGACGCCTGAACCGCACAATATTACCCGATTTGCTCGGCGCGTTTACCTTCCCTTATCCGGCACGGTCTGAACCACCGTTAGGCATAGACAGTCGTGTGACTATCCATCTGAATGGGCGATAGTTAACGTGCCAGATTGAGCGGGCTCAATCTGGTCGCTCTTTAGCTCGTGCTGTTCCGTCCGAGTTGGCGTCCGTGCGGCACCGGGAATCGCACGAGGTTGGATTCCGCCTGGTCCAACTCCGCGGCCAGGTCTTCATCCGAGAGGTGGAGCTGCTCACGCGCCTGCTCCAGCGCAGGGATTAGGGTGCATTTCCGCTTTGACTCGTCATACATGGCAAGCATGCGCCAGCCCTCTTCGATCATGTGGTGAAAGATCGCGCGAACATCATCTGCGTCAGCTTCCGAATGCGCCATCTTGAGGTCGCCCCCTGTTTCAGGTTTGTAATGCCGCGTGATCCCAGTCTAACGCTGGCTGACTCTGGGTCAATAGGCCATTTGGCCTATGCGGATGGTTTGTCGGACTGGATGCGGTTGATGATGTCCGCTCGCCATTTCTCATAGAGCACTTGCGCCTGTGCCTCGATTTGCTGGCTGGAGAGCTGCTCTAACAATGAAGTAGGGAGCACCTTGGGGAGCCACCCGCCCTCATGCAAGAGGTTGGCATAGATCAACTCTGCTTCATAGCTGGCGTTGCTATTGCCGTGAGCCAACCCCTTGGCGATGGCCTGCAACGTCTCATAACGGGGCTGCCGCTGCTTTCCGGAAATGATGTTCCGTAGCGTCCCCCGGTCGATCCCCCCCAGGCGGGCCACCGCGGCCTCACTCCGATCCCGACGGAGCCGCTCCTGAACAATGTACTCCCCGAGCGCCCCACTCGGCTGGGTCTCATTCGCCTCATCGTCCGAGATGGGACGTAGGGACCCTGACGGCGGGTCAGCCATCTGCCACCCCCACACCTGAATGCGAGGCGCGCTAGCGATCACCAGGCGCCTCGGGTGCAAGCGTAGCAAGGAAGCTCAACACGTTCGGATGATTCCCCTCTGCGATTTAGGATGACTTCGGACAACCACATCCTAGCAGAGAAATCACCAATTTGTTGACAAAAATCCTGCTCATCTGTATAGTGTCTTCAACAGCGTTGGTTGAGTAAGATCAACACCCTGAGCGGGAGTGCAGATGGCCGGTCGATTTACCGAACGCATTGACGTCCGAGTATCCGCCCCGGTGGCCGAGGGAATCAAGCGCTGGGCCGACCGGACTGGCATGGACGAAAACGACGTGGTGCGGACGCTCATTGAGCACGGAGTCAACAACCCGCCGCAGACCATGGTTGAGTTGGCCGAAGCCCGGCGGGCCATCTGGGAGCAAGGCGAGTCCATGGCGGTGGCCTCATGACCACCCCTGCCCTCACCCCCGAAGCCCAGGACGCGGAGTACCAGCGCACCCACTTCACCGGCGTGGTCATTGACCCGCTCCTCCCCCGCGAGCACGTTGGTTACCTGAACGGGGTGGCCACCGTGTGGGGCAACACCTACACCGAGACGGACGCCAGGCTCCGCGAGGTGATGCGCTGATGGCCGATCAGCTCCGTCCCGCGGTGCGCCGCGCGATCAGCCAAATCGGCGGCCTGCGCTCCGCGCAGACCAACGACAACCGCGCCAAGGGACGGGCGGCGGTACAGGCCAAGCGTCGCCGCTACTTCGACCAGACCGACCCCGCGTTGCCGGAGGGTGAGCGATGGCGGCTGGCGGATTTGCAGTGGCGGGAGCAGTTGGCGCGGGCGCGTTTGGCCCGCGGACGGAAGGCTGGTCGCTGATGCCGAAGCTCGTGATTTCGTTCGCGCGCCCTCGGCTGGATCGACCGATGGTGACCGGCACGGACGTACTCCCGGTGGAGCGCCAGCAGCGCATCGACGACCGCACCGAAGAGCTGATCTGCCAGGGGGTGGACCCGACCGAGGCGCGGCGGCAAGCGGAGCTGGAAGAGGGGGAGGCGGCGTGACGATCAACAGCATTGCGCATCCGAAGACCTGCCCGGACTGCCATCGCGAGGAGCCGACCGGCATCGAGCACCGGGAGTACGTCGAGGATGGCCGCGAAGCACCGTCGGAGATCGTGGATCACTACCGCTGCGGCGCGTGCGGCACGGAGTGGGAAGCCACCTACCAGTGCTACGAGATCAGCCAGCCACGGCGGAAGGCGGTGACGGCGTGAGTGCCATCACTCTGGAGGTCATGAACCGCTCGGGCCATCTCACCCTGTCCTGGGACTCGGACAACGACCAGGAAGTCGCGGCCATCCGCGAAGAGGTCGCGCGGCTCAAGGAAGCTGGGTATTCCTTCTTCCTGGCCGATGACACCCCAGCCGATGAAGTGGCGGCGGGTAAAGGGTCGCTGAGCGTCCGTCGCATCGAAGATCCCACCCAACTCCCCGAAGAACCCGAGACGTCCGAGACGCCAGCGCCCAAGCGGCGGGGTCGGCCCGCACGCACGGTCGCCATGGCGCCGATGCGGGGAGGGTGAGATGAGCCGACCGCGAAACATGGTGCGCTGGCTTCTCCTCATCGATCGCATTGACGCGGGGGAGTTGAGCCTCGCGAACGCGCTGAGCTGGCCCGATCTCAGCCTGCGAGACCGGACCGATCTGACCATGTGGGTGGAGTACGAACGGCGGCGCCGCCAGTGGCTCCGTCTGGACACGCGGAGCGTGGTGCGTCGGTCCTTCCGTCTGCTGCGGTCATTCCTAAGCCCCGAGCAGCGGCGACAGCTTCGTAACTCCCGCTCGTTCCGGATTGACACCCCGGGCGGGCGGCACTTCCGGGTGTGGCTGATCCAGCACGCGCACATCGAAGAGGTCGGGCAGCACGGCCAGCGCTGGCTCGCGCATTGGTCGTTCTGCATCCATCCGCCGCTCCAGGACGATGGATTGACTCCCGTGCCGCCCGCGGACGTCGCGCTCAGTGCGTTGCTGATGCTGATGGCAGATGAGGAGTGGTTCCTGAAAGAGGCGAACCCAAGCCCCTCCCCGTTCATGCGGCGACGGGTCGTTGAGATGGTTCGGAGTGGCGCCATCGAGCTCGAGCCTGGAGTGCGCGAAGCGCTGGGGATAGCCGCATGACGCGCCCTATCTACGCCTCCGCCCTCATCGTGCTCGGCCTCAACCTGTTCGCCGGAGATGGCCACCCCGCCGAGCCATCCGTGACCCTGCCCACGCCCACGCCCCAGCTCGTGACCCTTGACGATGAGCCCGAAGCGGCGATGGTGGGTGATGACGCCCCGTCGGAGACGGAGCCTGCGCCGGAGGGCGTGATGGTCGCTTCAGTGCAGGGCGACCGGATCGATCCGACCCCTCCGTCGCGCTCCGTCGGGGTAGCGCGGATCTTCACCGGTGAGATCAGCGCCTATTGCATCTCGGGCCTGACTCGCTCGGGAACGCAGACGCGACCGGGCGTAGTGGCCACGGACCGCGCAGTTATCCCCCAGTGGACGCGCATGCGGATCGACGGGCTGCCCGGCGAATACGTGTCAGAGGACACCGTCAGCGCGGTGATCGGCCAGCGGATCGACGTCTATATGCCGAGCTGCGCGGCCGCGATCCAATTCGGACGTCAGTACCGGACCGTTGAGGTGCTGTCCTGATGGCGCGCTGTGCGGTGGTGCCGTGCGAGGTCGCGCCCACCGAGCGCATGGGCTGGATCTACCAGCAGGACGACGGACCGTGCATCAGCTACGGCGACTTCTGTCCGGACCACGCCCGGTGGGCGGGTGAGTTCGGCGCCAAGCATCTCAACATCGGATCGGGTCACTTGACCGCGGAGGGGGCTATCGAGGAACCGCGCGCGACCCCAACGAACGGCGACCCGGCGACTCCGTAGCAAAACGAAACCGCTCGGGCACGGCTGGCAAGCACACCCGAGCGGTTCAAGAGGTTCGTGAAGATGATACCGCACCGCTCCCATCCCCCTCGTGACAGTGGCGCAACGAATCGGCGCCCGCTCCCCTTCGTGCGGCATTGCGCCTGCGCCGATCCCGTCATCCGGCAGGATGCCCTCAACGGGGGATTGTTCTGTCGCCGCTGCCTGACCCCCTATCCCCGGGAGACCGTGGTTTCGCGGCTGCCGTGGGTGCCGGAGCATCAGCTGGTGCACCGCTACGCCCCGCGGCGGAATCGGCGGGTGGCGCCATGACCCCGGGCTTCATCGAGGTGCATCGGTGCTCGACCAGCGGTGGGCACTGGTGTGTGCAGCGCGCGGCCGATCTGGTGGCGGTGGCGAGCATCCAGATGGTGTTCGGCATGCCGGACGGGGCCACGCGGCTGTACCTGCGGGGCGAACTGTCGCCGGGGGAGTATGCGCTGGAGGTGGCCGAGTCGGCCGAAGAGATCGCGGCGCGCATCGCCACCGTGCGCGATGAGCAAGATCCGCTGGTCGGCATCGCGCGGCTCCTGGATCGTTTTCTTTCCACCGATCGGATCGCGGGCATGGCCCAATTCCGCGATCTCACTGGCACGTTGGATGAAATGTTCGGGCTGATGGACGACTCCGGGATCCGGGTGAAGCAGCGATGAGTCGCCAATCTGGATTCAGCCTCTCGGACGCCCTAGCCCACGAGCGTGAGCTACCGGACACCGTGCGGTTCCGTCGCCTGTGGGACGGCCCGGGGCGCTATCGCCTGTCGGTGCTGGTTCCCGGCGAGGCGCACCGGCGGGAGGTCGCCAACGAGGCAGAGTGGGAGCGGGTGAAGAAGTGCATTACAAGGGAGCTAACCCGATGACCGAAACCTTGCTCTACAAGGTACTGGTGGACGGCAAGTCGTGCCACCACTCTGGTCCTGATTTCGCCTGGCCGCTCCCCACGCAGGATGCCGATGGCAACTGGGCACCCGGCGAATGGGTCACTATCCCAGGCCCCCTAGCCATCTGTGAGAACGGGCTGCACTTGACCGATCAGCCGTTTGAGTGGCACGTGGACAGCAGCACGCTCTACGTCGCGGAATATCGGGGTGAGGTCCAGCGCGAGAGCAACAAGCTCGCTGCCCTAGAGGCACGCCTCCTCCGAGTTGAAGAGTGGGAGCCGCACGGGGTATTCACCAGCGGCCACCACGAGGTCAAGAGCGGCCGTTACAAGGCGTACGGCTCGGCCAGCGTGGAGGCGTACGACTCGGCCAGCGTGCGGGCGTACGGCTCGGCCAGCGTGCGGGCGTACGGCTCGGCCAGCGTGCGGGCGTACGGCTCG